ATGGATAAGCGAGTTGGGCGACAATATAAAAACACACGAAAACAGTCAAACCTAGTTTCCCTAGACGACCTATATAGCACTTTCTTTAACGCAAAGGTTGCCGAAGGTGTGTCGAACCGAACACTACAAACTTATGAAGAAAATTATAGATTCTTATGCGATTATCTATCCCTTCAAAATTTACCGCGAGAGGTTGACGTTGTAACTACAGAATTAGTGCGGTCGTATATTTCCTACATGCTCAAAGAAAAACGGAAATGGGAGGGGCACGCACACAAAGCAGAGAAAGACAAAACAGTCGGGCTGTCACCCGTCACAGTAAACACTCGGCTGAAAGGCTTACGCACAATGTTCAATTTTCTTTACGATGAGGATTATATTCAAAATAATCCGATGGCGAAAATCAAACCGGTAATTGAACCTGAGTCAGAGATAGAGGTTATGTCAGGAGAGCAGCTTGAGCGACTGCTAAAAATGCCGAATCGGAAGACATACGTTGGGTTCCGCGACTTCGTATTTATGAATGTGCTAATCGACGGATTCTTTCGACTGAACGAAGCTGTAAAGATTAAAGTATCTGATATAGATTTTAACCTTGAACTTATTACGATTCCCGCAAATAATGTTAAGGTCAGGCGGTCAAAAAAAGTTCCAATATCAAAAGGGACGTTAAGACTTCTCGCGGATTTAATTAAGGAGAACGAAGATTTTGACAGTGAGTTCATCTTCTTAACGAATTACGGAGAGAACATAGCAGATGATCGGATGCGGGATCGTATAAAGATATACGCAGAGAAGGCTGGTCTGGAGATAAACGTTTACCCTCACTTATTCCGACACAGCGCGGCGACGATCTATTTAGAAAATGGCGGAGAGGTTCGGTTCTTGGCGGAAATGCTTGGACACCGCGATTTACGCATGGTTATGCGATATACGCACTTGTCCAAAAAATCCGTAAAGGAAATGCACAGTAAGTACTCGGCTATCCACAATATCACGAACAAGTTAAGCAAAGACCGCAGGACACATCGCTAGGCTCGCTGTGCGCCTGATTTAGCGTTTTGCTCCTCATTTCGGAACCTTGGTCAGTCGACGAGATATAACGCCTAAGAACGTCAAATAAAGCCCCGTACACCTGCCGTTAACATTACGGTGGGCGTGCGGGGCTTTTTCGTCATTTAACGCTGCGTAAAATATCCGGGTACTCAATTTTACTCATAAGAGCGTCGACAGCCTCTATTAAGTCATTCGCGCTTTCTGTTACGGTAAATTCTTTTACAACTTCTGGAATCTTTGCCGACATTCCTGCGAGTCCCAACGAAACGTACTCGGCACTGTCTCTCGCTTTCTTTATGTATCGATTGACATAGTAGTCTCCGACGTACTCGTAGTTGTCCAGCGCCATGATAACGTCATCGACGATTACTCCCTGCTTTTTAATCTCCGCAACTGACAACGATGCTTTCGCTCCCCTTTGGGCCTCTCGTAGCGAATCGATCAATTGGTTAAACTCCCGTGTCTTTTCTATTTCATTATTCAATTCACGCAAAGCACTACGGACTTCCGAGTCTTCTTTCGTTTCTAGCGCTTTTTCGTAAACTTCCCGCGCGGATAGTAAATCTTTATTACCGTAATGCGTCTTCGCCTGCTCTACAAGCTCCGCAAATTGCCCGTCCTCTCCTGAATTCCCTCCGCAGGCAGTCGCCACGACTAGAAATAGTGTAATTAGACCGGTGTGCAAAAATCTTCGCATCTCCAAACCTCCGTAATCTATGATAAATCCATTTTACCACTATTCGCCAGCTCCTACTATACGTGTTATATCGGATTCTTAATTTTAACCCGTCCAGCATCGGCATTTTAGCCGTCCTAGCACCTCTCCGGTACATCCCGCCACAACAAGGCTCCGACCGCTAATTTCCCGTTGATTCTAAAGAAATTTCCGTAAAAGTGTGCGAAGTCATTGATTAAGCACGAATAACACACTAAACCAACGAAAGGAGGTCGGATACAACGGATCGTCCGAACAACCGCATCTACCTTCGTTTCTTTACGGACGCCGTCCGATCCGGCCTCGTTGCTGACCTCGGGGCAGAGCGGCTACAGACGTTGCTCGTTCTCGCTTCGTATATGGACGCTGACGGGCGCTGTTGGCCGAATCAGTGGCAGATAGCCGAAGGACTTTCCGTAGCCCGAGAGACGGCAAACAGGCGGGTTAAAGCGTTGCTGGCATATCGGTGGCAGGGCGAGCCGCTTGTTACTGCGGAGAAGCAGCGGAGAAGCGAAGAACAGCGTTGGGCAAACGTGGTGTACACCATAAAGACTGACGTACTCGTATCGATATTCTAACGGGGAGGTGAGTAGAAGATAACCGTGTGATATGAACGTCACACCGTAAACGTCACACGGCTCACGTCACACTAACAAGAGCCATTACAACAAGAGCCATTTATAACTATATCCATAAAACATTACGCCCAGCAGCTAAAACCGTGCTGCTGTCCGGGCAACTTTAAATATCCGTAATACCTTGCTTACGCTAAAGGATGCGTAAAGAAATACACTCGTACCTGACGCTGTCATCGTTTCATTACGTTAATTAACTAGAGGAGATGATTACGTATGTCCCGTATCAAACTGTTCACGCACACTGACCTTGACGGAGTAGGCTGCGCTGTTGTCGCTCATCACTTTTTCGGAGAAAACGTCGATGTCGCCTATTGCGACTATCACAACGTTAATGGAAAAGTGTCCGCCTTACTTGACGATCAATTAGCGCTAGGTATGTACGACGTTATTTACGTTACGGACATTAGCGTAAATGAAGAAGTGGGCGAACGCATCAATGCTGACGTTTCGTCTATGAGTCGTATATGGTGCTTGCTCGATCATCACGCTACTGCCGAGTGGATGAATAAGTACCAGTGGGCAGGTGTAGTGGTCGAGTCTCAAGGCATCAAGCGGTCGGGTACGGACTTGTTCTTCAGATGGTTAGCCGGCTGGAATTACGTCGATGGCGGAAACATCCGAGAATTCGTAGAAGCTGTCCGCTCTTATGACACATGGTACTGGGCGAAAACGGGCGATCAGGCGGCGAAGGACTTAAACGACCTGTTTTGGCTTATCGGACGCGACCGCTTCGTGGAACGCTTTACGGTCGACCCTTCCGTAGCCCTCACGCACACAGAGCGATTACTGCTTGAAATTGAACGCGAGCGGATCAATGCGTACATTACGGGCAAGGTGCGGCAACTTACCACTCATAGCATCGGAGGGCATACGGTGGGTATTGTATTCGCAGACCGCTATCAATCTGAACTCGGCAATCACATCGTAACGGAACGGGCAGACATCGATTTTGTGGCGATGATTGATCCAGCAAAGTCCGTGAGTTATCGGACTGACGGCAAGGTTAACGTTGGATTATTCGCTCAGATTTACGGCGGCGGTGGGCACAAAAACGCAGCAGGGTCGCCAGTATCGGATGTTGTCCGCCAAACCATTATCGAATCCCTTTACGGAGGTGCTGCCCTGTGAATCCCGTACAAATTACGAAATCCTATTACCTAGCGGCCGACGATCGCAATTTCATCCTTCAACGGATGCACATCGTTGACCCAACGAAGGCTCCCGGATATAAGCCCGATCCGTCCTCACCAGCGCCGCAAATTCGCGAGGAATTACGCGACGCAGGCTATTATCCGCTGAATCATACCGGACTGGTCGCGGCCGTCGAAATCGCCGTACTCAGAGAGGTTAACGGTAGCACTACGGCAAGCAGCCTTGCGGCGTTGCTATCGGAGTACACCGCGGAGATGGTTCGGCTGCGGACGGTAATTGTTGACGCATTAAGGCCGAAGTTTGACGAGTTATTACGTGAGGGAGGCGTTAATTAATATGACGGAAATTAAACGTGATTTTGTGGCAGATCGGGCGATATGTAACGCGGCTACGGCGGGGCCTTGGGTTGCCGACGGATTCGAGCGGGAGGAGGATGCTTTGTTTATAGCCGAAGCCCGTACCGGATGGCCTGCGGCACTCGCGGAAATTGAGCGACTGAGTATGCAGCTTGACGTTGCCGTTACCGGTTTTCGTCAGCAAGCGGACCTAGCACATGAGCTTATCGGCAAGGAATCATTCTGGAGAGCGGAATTTAAGGTGCATCATGGCGAGATTGTTCGGCTCCAAATGCTAATATCTCGCCTTCGATGCGCGGAGTGTGGCGACAAGCTTGGAGAGCATTGGGCGGAGGAAGACGGAATAGCGGTGTGTGGATTTTGCAAGAGCGAGGAGGAGGAGGAGCGTCAATGAAGGCGACGAAATTTCCGGTCACTTACCGCGGCATTCAGTACCGTGTCAGCGTGAAAAAGTTTGAGGAGTACTTAACAGAACGCCCATTCCATCGCGTGAAGATTTACGTTCAAAGGTCTGGAGCGTGGTCGCGGCTATTTCCGTTCAAGCGCGTGTATAGCGCAGGGATAGCGGCATTCCCGACTAACGAAAACGACGTAAGAAATTCCGCAATAACGGCGATTAAGCGATACGTCACAAAGCTAGGTGAACGAGAAATTGCCGCTAAGAGAGACGCAGAAGCCCGCGCTACAGAGGCGAAGGCGTGGCGTAAATTCTCGGAATGGGACGGTAATATCTATGACGAAGGAGGCGACGCAGAGTGACGAAGACTGACGGAAACCTTACGCTTGAAGAACTATACGCGGCAGCTAATGAAATGTGCCGTAAACATTGGGGCGTAGACTTTACGGGGAGGATCAACGTTATTAAACGGCGGTGGAAGTATTGGAACGGCGTGTTTAAGCGTAGAGGAGGCGATAACTGGATCGAGTTCAGCGCGCCAAGAAATGCCGGACGAAGCCGGGAAGAAGTTCTCGGAGTATTGTTGCACGAATTAGTACATTGGCGCTTGTTTAAGACAGGGGTTCCGTTTGACGATCGCGACCCCGAGTTTGTTGAGGAGTGTTTACGGGTCGGCGCACCGATTTCTGGAACCAAGTACGCGAAAGACGCACACTCGCGGTATGTTAACGGAAAGGAGAGAAGTGTCCGTGACGAAGCCACACCGTAAAATCAAACAGGCGGTACTTTTATCGCTGGTCGCTGCGACTCTGACTGGTTGTGTCACGGAACACCGTGAACTTAAAGCGGAGTACGTTCGCTCTGAACCAATGGGGAACAATGCTGAGATTGCGGTATTAAAGACAGATGCAGGGGACGAAGTCAAACTATTCATTAACTCCCGCTTAAATAGGCTTGCCGTAGAAGGGACGGCATACTGCTTGACTTACGTAAGAGAGTACGGCAGTTATTCAGGTTATCGTATTTACAGCATGATTCCGCAAACAGGAGGTGATTGTGAGTGGTGACGAAGCAATCTCGTAAAAAATCCGCCAAGCCCCGAATCACAGCCGAACGCCGCCGCGATTGGAAGGCTTTGCCTACTTCCGATTGGAATACGCTCACGTTTACGGAGTACTTCCGGTCGATGAACGAAGAGTACTTCGGCATAGCCGAATATATGCCAATGCGGAATTGGCGGTTTGAGCAGGGCGTAATCAAGCGGGCATTGGACGCGCATGGGCCGGAATTGCTGCGGGCGGCCTTCGACGAATGCTTCCGTACTTATCGGCCGTCGAGCGAGTACCCTATGCTTACGGCTGGCTTTGCGGTCGCCTACCGGATTAACACGATCCTGCCGCGGCTGATTGCGAAGCAGGCGACGGAAGCAGTGTCCGAGACTGATTACGAGGCGGTGAAGGCGTGGCTTTAAGGCGGACGAGACGAATGGGACTGACGGCTGCGCTGCACCGCCTGGCGGATAGCGGCGGGGTTATCGTAAGCAATAATGGCAGGCGGATAACGGCGGCTGAAATCGAGCCGATAACGAAACTTGGACAGCGTGCGGTAAGCTGTCGGAGTTTTGCCGTAACTGATTCGGAAGCTAAAGGAGAGTGGGCGCATGAAACTGGCTATTGATTACGCAGGCCGTCCGACAAACATGCTGCTCGACTTGGCGGACATGGCGCGAGAGGCGGGGAACGACCGGCTCCGGCGGATGTGGTTACGGATGTATTTACGAAGAACTGACGAAATGAAACGGAGGGTGACGAGATACGTGTAATGAGTAGAGCTTAACGAAAATAGAGGTCGCGAATTATAATAACTACGAGAAAACTAAAAGGAGGAAAATATGAACCAACTATTTAATTACGAAGGCAAGGAAGTCCGCACGGTGACTGTCGAAGGAGAGCCGTGGTTTGTGGCGAAGGATGTTTGTGAGGTCATCGGAGTAGACAGGACAGTAGTACGTAGGGTTGACGGTGAGGACAAAACCACCGTGCATTTAACGCACACTGGTTCTTCCTATTCTTCCGATACTGTGGTAATAAATGAATCCGGTCTCTATACGCTCATTCTCGGCAGTCGTAAACCGGAGGCTCGCAAATTCAAGCGGTGGGTCACGGCGGAAGTCCTGCCGACCATCCGTAAAACAGGTATGTACGCCACTGACACGCTGCTCGACGATCCTGATCTATTGCTCAAGACGGTAACGCGTCTCCGCGACGAACGGAACGCCAGGCTCGCTGCCGAGGCGAAGCTGACCGAGCAGGCCCCGAAAGTAGCCGCGTATGATACGTTGATTGATGCGGACGGTACGCAGTCGATGGGTCAGGCGGCCAAGGCGCTCGGTTACGGCAGAAACAAAATGTTCTCGGAGTTGCGTCAAATGCGAGTGCTTACGCAAGAGAACACGCCGTATCAGCAGTACATTGACGCTGGATATTTCGAGGTGGTGGAAGCGTGTAGGGCAGGCAGCGTATACCCGACAACGCGCGTAACGCCAAAAGGACTTGACTTTCTATTCCGTAAGCTACAAACAGACGGAGGAGAGGCGGTGGTACATTGACCACTATGAGCCATTCCGTTAAATGTACGTTGGCTCGGCTCTGTACGCTGCGGGACGGGCCGAAATGCTCCGCTATGTGCGGTTCCTACGTCGCAATGCACGGACACGACGGCGCAGGCGGGCGGATCGGGAGCAGCAACCTCCCGGCTGCTTACCGTAATGTGACGCTTGAAAACAGTCCAGCCCGCGCAGGCCAAGCGGAAGCTTACGAACTTGTAACGCAATATTCGCGGACTTTTACGCGGCAGTTTGGCGACGTAGAAAAAGCGGACGTTCCGATTAAGTCGCTATACCTGTTCAGTCGCGCGCCTGGCACAGGAAAGACGACAACGGCTGCCGCAGTTTTGACGGAGTGGATTACGGTTCACTTTGTCGGCAGCCTGCGACGTGGACGGCAGCCTGCGGATCGGCCCGGATATTTCCTCGACGTTAACGAGTGGCAGACGTTATATAACGGGTTCACAAGGCCTGGCATTCCGGCGGATATAGCGGAGCCTCACAGCCGCGAATATTACCGACGGGAGCAATACGCGAGGGCTTCGCCATATCTCGTAATGGACGATGTAGGCGTGCGGGACTGTACGGAGGGATTCCGGGGCGACCTTCATGCGCTGATTAACGCGCGAGTGGCGGCAGGGCTTCCAACGGTATATACGAGTAATATTCCACTGGCGGAGCTGGCGCGGGTGTATGATCAGCGGCTGGCGGATCGGATTCGGGACCTTTGCGTCGAGGTTACGTTTGGAGGCGAGAGCAAACGGGGGATGAGGTAATTTTTCGGATTTCGTAAAACTGCGATAACGGGAGTGTTCGGGAGATTTACGGAGTTGGAAATATTCACAGATATATTTCTAAACGAGCCTACCGTACTCTACAAAAACTAAATTTGTGGATAACCCGCTTTATCGTGCTCTATCGGAATCTACAAAAAACGGCGTAAAATAGGGAGATTTTAATAAAACGGCGGAATACGGCATTTTACGGAAATCTATTCCTTGTCTTACAATACGGAGGTGAGCGTAACGATGTCCATTTACGGACAGAATTTTTTAAGCAAAGTCATCGACAGTGGCGACGTATCTGCATTTACCCGATTCGGAATTACACCGGAGCATTTCGGCACGGCGGCCGAGCGGAAAGCGGCGGAATACGTCCTATCTCATGCGGCAGCAAACGGAGGCCGACCGCCATCTTATGCAACGTTCTCGGCCGAGAACCCGGACGTAATGTACATCCCGGAAGTGACGGACGAGTTTACGTTCCTAGCCCGCAAAATCAAGGACGAACACGGCCGAAAACAATTCGTTCAGCTCGTCGAAAAGGAACTTGGCGGCATGTTTTCGTCGATGGATACCGAAACGTTAATTTCGACGTTGCAGGACCGGTTGACTTCGATTAAAATAGGAACAAGCGTTCGTAAAAAAATTGGCAAGACGCTGACTGAAATTAGCGCCGAGTTCAAGGCCGAGTATGAGAAGCGCAAGGAGGGAAAGTCCTTCCGGTTGTGGCAGACGCCTTTCCGGGCGCTTAACGAACAGATCGGCGGTTTATACTCTGGTGATGTTTACGGCATCATGGCGGAGTCCGGCCGCGGTAAGACGTATCTGTCTGCGGTGCTTATCGATTGCCTGCTTCGGCAAGGCGCGCGCGTCCTCGTTAAGTCTTACGAGGTTAAGTCGTATCCTTGGGTATCGCGGCTGCTGTCGATCATAACGGCGGTAGAGGGCGCGTTGACCTCCAATGAGATGGCGGTAAAGCTAGGGCTGCCGAATAAGGCGATACTGTCCGGTAAGTTAGACGGCGACGTTGAGGCGTATTTTTACGATGTTCTGGCGGCACTGGATTCGTACTATCCCGGCAAACTGTTCCTGCAAGCGAAATCTGATTCGGGGCTTACACGGTCGCTCGACGACTTGGAGCGGGAGTTGCTTACGGAGAAGGTCGATGTCGTCGTAATCGATGCGTTTTACAACTTGGAAGACGTATATGGCCGTAACGCTAATAAGACGACGGGCGGAGCTGCGGAACAGGCTGCGCGGCGGCTCGAGCGGATCATTGGCGAACATGATGTTGTCGGAATTTATACGGTTCAAGCGCATACGGAGAGAACCGAGGAAGATGATGAAGGGCAGCGGGAACTCCGTTTACCAGGCCGCGACCGGTTGAAGACGACTAAGGCGCTGCTGGAGATTACGACGAACCTATTCTCGATCGATTCCGTGAACGGCAACGGGCGGCTCGGCGTGGAGAAGGGGCGGAACGGCGGCGAGGGGTTTACGATCGACCTAATCGCATTGATGGATTACGGAGTACTCTGCGAGTTACCAGAAGCGCAGGCCGCTGCGGAACAGTTTGTCGGGAATTTTTAGAAAGAGTGCGATATTGCTCTTTACATTGCGTAAAAATTGATGATATAATTCACTCATAAAAATACGGGAGTGGTTACAGTGAGTGAGATAAAAAACGTAGTGAGAGAACTAGCGGAGGTTTATCGCGCAGGAGGAGTGAAGACTACAAGATTTTCCCTTACACTGACCGAGAAGGACAATTTGCGGATCGAGCAGGCGGCCGGTGATTTACAGTTGAGTAAGCAGGAACTTGTCTCTAGACTCTTACTGGCCGCATTGACCGATTTAGAAGAAGAACTTAACTATGTTAATGCCGAGATGACTAGTGAAGACCACTATGATCGGGGCCTAAGTATTCTGAAACGGAAAAAAGAGGACGGTGACGCTGATTGAACATTGACTACCGCACCGAACTCGAAGCCTACCGGTGGGATCGCGCAACCTGGGCGGACTCGTACCTCCTCGCTTGCTCTCCGCCTGAAATCCGCGGGCAGCACACCGACAGTCACCCGTCTTTTTACGTATATTTTGAGGATACGGCGACGGCGCGGGCTGGTTATTGGGGCGACAGAGGGACGGGCGAGCGCGGCAGCTTTACGGAGCTGATCGCCAGGCTTAACGGGATCGGATACGACGAGGCGGCCGCTTATCTCCGACTCAAGTACGGAGACGAAGCGGACGAGGCCGAAGAAAGACCGCTCCGCGTCCCGAGGCTTGAGTTACCCGAAATGTACCGGCCACTTGACAGCAGCCTGCTTGATGCGTATAAATACCGCTCGCCGTACTTAGGCAGACGGAGTATACCCGAAGCAGTGCAGCGGCTCTATGGGATCGGATATGATGCCGGAAGCAGGGCCGTGACCATTCCGCTATATAACTCAGACGGCACGCTGGCGAACGTTAAGTACCGGCGGACGGATACAAAATTGTTTTGGTACGCACAGGGCGGCCGACCTATTCGCGAATTACTATTTGGACTTGACGTAATCTACCGCAAGCAGTGTCGTATAGTAGCGATAGTTGAGGCGGAGATTGACGCAATGACGTTAGCGGCAGCGGGCTTTCCAGCGATTGCTACGCTCGGGTCTGCGTTCAACGAATACAAAGCGGATTTGATTAAGCGGAGTCCTATCGAGGAGCTGGTCGTTGTCCGAGATAACGATGCGGCCGGGCGGAAGTGGCAGCGGGCAGTAATCGGGGCGATGCTAGGAGCCGTAAAGGTATCGGTGGCCGCAGTGCCGAGTCGATACAAGGACGTAAACGAAACAGCAACCGAGGGCAGCGTCGATCAGGTTGCGGAGATGGTAAACCGACGTCGAGCTTTATCAACTATAAATATATCGTTGGAGGCATATCGACGTGGATTATCTACTGTTTACGGGGTCGTCAGTAATTGAGTACTTTTCCGTATTTATGCTTATGTTTGCGCTTTTCCGTTTCGATATAATGGAGCGGCTAATCACCACCATCATTGTCTGCGTAATGATGAGCCAGGTTTCATATATTACGAGGCTTTCTGAGGACATAGGCGACTTGTCCTCGTACATACAATTGGTCGTGATGATGTTCGTACTATGGCTACTGTTTAAGGTGCCGTGGTACTACTCAATTTTGATGAATTTCGTGGGCTTTATCGTGGGATTCGTCGTACAAGGAGCGGTATTGATCACGCTCAACTCTACAGGGCTGCCGATGAAGGCCGTTCAACAATCGTCAACACTCACCGCATTAGTCATTCTCCTAACCGCATTCTTAGTCGTAGCAATCGCACGCACTATTGTATTACTCAACCTTGGATTCGATTTCGTACCGCCTGATAGACGGGCTTACGTCCCCGTTACTGGCCTTAACGCTTTAATACTAGCTAGTATTATTACGACGCTAACGGCGGCTGTCATAGCTGCGCTGGTGCTACGCAATAACTACACGGAATACGCGATCGTAGCAAGTGCGCTTTTCGCGGTCACGACTCCGTTTCTGATATATTATTCCGTGCGAAAGGATCGATATAATGACGGGAAAGCTGCAAAAGATAGCGGTAGGACTCCACGGTAAAATTCGAGACTCGGGCGCATCGCCTCCGTCAGTAGCCGTAATCAAATATGCGTTACATATCATATTCAGCACGGCTCTAACCATAGTGGCGGCGCTTGTGATAGGGAGCATTATCGGAACGCTCGCGGAGACTGCCCTTGTGTTAGTGGCGTTCTGCGCTATCCGATACGTATCAGGCGGATTCCATCTAAAATCTAGCGTTTGGTGTTCCGTAGCATCCATCGGCCTACTCGCTGTAATCCCGCTAGTACCAATTTCCAGCGCCTTAACTTACGGGCTAACAGCCGGATCGTGCGTAGTTATGGTGATATTAGCGCCGTGCAATTTCGATAAATACGCGAGGATACCGGAGCAGTATTATCCGTTGCTCAAGGCGATAGCATTCGGCATGGTTGCCGCCAATTTCGCCATTGGCTCCGAGTTACTTGCGATAACATATACCATTCAGGCAGCGCTAATGCTGCCGTACATTAGGGGGAGATTCGTTTGAAAAAGAGATTGTTTACGTTAGTGTCTACGGTATTGATAGGTGTGTCGGCTATGTTTGTTCTCACGGCATCATACTTTCTGCTGCACCAGCCGGAAATCCCGGAGGAGTTGCGGCGTAAAGGAGCCTAGATATGCAAATACCCGTAGTCAAGCGATACAGCAAGACGGAATTTGACGTCATATTCCTACGCATCGAGGACGTACTATTCATGCGTAGTTTCAAGGGAAGCGTATATTATCAGACGGCGGAGGGGTTATTCCCGCAAGTATCGACGTTTGAGGAACACGAGAGGATGTTGGCGGCGCAGGGATTCCGTAAGGTAGACCGCTGTTACGCGGTTAATATGGATAACGCGGAGTACTTTGACGAGGGGACGAAACGTATTTTTTTCGAGCCTGAACCAGCGAGCAAGGGCGCGGTATATGCGCCGGTTTCGGCAAAGCAGCGTAAAGATGTAATTATTCCCAACAGCACAGGGCAGACGTGCTGTCAAGGAAAATTCATCAAGAGCAACGTAGCTTCCGAAAATTTGTAAAATGTAGTAACCTTTAATTATACCACCCAGACAACATAATCAGTTATCTGGATTCGGTAAACTGTATTTTTCTTGACAATATATAAGGGGTATGGTAATAGGCTTTTCGGACGGTCTACGTATATATGTCTCATCTAGAGTAGACATATTCGTCACGGTAAACCAAATAACAGTTTACCGATTGGAAGCCGCTACTCAACGACTAATCTCCCATACGTACAAATCTCTCGGGCTGCACCCGATTGCGTCCGCAATTAATACAGCGATCGGAAGGGACATAACTGTAATATCGCCGTTAGCAACCCGAGAGAGGTATCGTCGGTCTAGATTTGTTTTACGTGCTAGTTGGCTACGAGTCATCCCCGCAGCCAGTAGACACTCGTCGAGTAGGCAGACGTCTGGAATGAGACGCAACACGCTACCTCCCCTATAGATGATTCAAAAATATTTTAGCATATTTTTCTTGAAAAGTGTGCGAAGCTACTTCGTGACCACGAATAATACTACACAAGCATAAAAGGAGTTGAGTACAGGATGCAGAGTTTTGATGAATTGTTTGAATCCTCAAAAAGAGATATTCTAAGTATCAGTATTAGGTACCACAAAGTATCGGGAATACCCATAGCCGAATTTATCAGTCAGTTAAACGAGGAACTATGGTTAGCTTACAGAGATTTCAACGCTAATAAAGGAGCAGTTCTAAGGACGTGGCTTTACGGCTGTTTAAAGAAAAGGGCAGTGGACGTTTTGAGGTTTAAAGAAGGGAATTACCATAGGAGGCGAGGGTTTCTGGATTCAACTGCGAGCACTGACGAAACCGATGCTCCGAAATTCGAAGTTGTTGCTAACGAAACAGTTGAGGACGAGGTTTTGAAAATAAAAGAAGCCGACCAGCGCCAACTGATCGACTTCCTTGTAAATAATGACCCTTCCCAGGTCGACCCTGAAACGAGGTTAATCGTCTCAGAGTTTTCGCAGTATCCGTCCATCACGGCGCTCGCCAAAGCGCTAGGACTTCACCACGAGGTTGTTAAACGCAAGCTTCGCAAATTAGCACGCAATTACGACTCCAGTCGTTTTGGTGATTACCGCGACTATCTTGTCGTTTAACAGTCGGAACAACGGCGGTCAATCAAACGGCCGCCAGCCGTTCCAACTTTATTATATGCGCAGATTGCCGTAAATAGCAATCTGACATACCAAGAGAGGATCGACACTTAGGTATTGTGCCGATAAACTCTGACTTACGTTAATTATACCACGAACAGCCTGTAGGTAAACGGCTGCCCGTTGGAAATCATTGTATTCCAAGCCGTATATGTTCCTATTATAAATGCACCTTGTCTCAATTGTCAATAATTTGTCAGACTGGAGGCCTATTTATCCATGCGAAAAGTGACGGAAATGTGGCGGAAGTACACGGATCAATCCGTGATTGTAACGAAAGATGACGAAGAGTTAACGAATCAAAGCGCACAACTACCTGCAGTCCCGAAAACGACCGTAGGCGATACGATTCGTCGTCGCGGTGGCTTGAAAGGGGTGAGACTCGGATGACGGCAATTTTCGATCCATCGGCCGGGGAGCATTTTAGGGGACGGAAAATCACCGTAACGCCGCACGCGATTAGGCGGGCAGTCGATCATTTCGGAGTTAAGCAAGAGGCCGCTGCTTTATACGTCGTAAATCGTGTACTCAAGTCCACTCTCGTAGATAGTAACGTGCTGTCTGACGACGGGAATCCGGGGAGATTGTTCGCACATCAAGGTGTTGCTTACGTAATTGCGCCGGACTCCGACACAGTGATTACGCTATACCCTCAGACGCTTGCGCCGGAAGAACTCCGCGAATCCGTGGAGAAGACACTAATCCGCGAACTGCGGAAGGCACAGCGTAAAGAAGCCGCCGAGATTAAACGGCTATCGATCGCAAAAGCGGAATTGGCCGTTGAGCGAGCCGAGGCTGAATTGCGAAAGCTTAAAACGAACAGTAAGCGCGTGTTCGAGAAGCTAACGGATAGGATAGCAGAAATTGACGTAGAGATCACGGGCATTAACGAGAGTATCCGCAGAGTTACGCGGGAAAAGACTACGTTTGCGAAAGGCGTATGTGCCTTCGTGACGTAAAGCCTAGCGGGACGAAAGTCCCCCGTCGGCTAGGCGATAGTAACGAGTCCTTTCGGTTCTTTACCGCTTCGTTAGCGGTTAGGGATCGGTAGGAGCGCTAGCCTCGTTACTATCGTCCAGCGGGCGGAGAGTTGCCCGAAAATAAAACGTAAAGGAACGTGATTGAGTGAGTCATTTTACGAAACGCGGCGCGGCAGCCGTAAATTCCGCAACAGCCGAGAAGGATTCCGGTAGCAGCGCACACGTGCCATTTCCATCGGGAACAACGTTGAAAGTACGTGTTCTGTCTGCGGAGGACTCGGTAGAGTATTACGCGCATGGAATCTTCGGCAAAGTCAATACGTTCGTACCGAAGACGCCTGCCGAACGTAACGCAAAAGGCTACGTGACCGCGAACCCGTCCGTATGGGATCAGGCAGCCGACCTGCTTTACGCTGATGCCAAGGCCGCAAAAGACGCGGGCGACGAGAAGGGCGCGGAAGACATTCGCAAACAAGCGTATTTTCTTAAATCCAAGCCTCGTTATTTGATCGGATTCGGCAATCTGGAGACGGGAGAGTTCGGTTTCGTGGATCTGACGCCGAAGCAGTCGAAAGGCGTATTCGCAGCCATTGCGAAGTACGCGAAGAAGCTCGACAAACTGGCGTTTGAACTGTCCAAGACGGGCAGCAGCACGGACACAGCCGTTACACTTACGCCAATCCTTGATATGGACGAGGATTTGACGGAGGCCGAACGCGCCAACTTCGCCAAGCTTGACGGCAAGTCGTTTGACTTCGCAGCCTTTGACGGATTTTTGTTTGAGGCTGATGAGGCGGAGCAGACGAAAAATCTCGTCATTGCGGGGTTTGACATCGGTCGACTCGGGCTGAGTATCGGAGCAGCGAATACGCCGAATGACGAAGATGCGCCTCCAGTAACGGGCGACGGTCCTCCGGTGAATTTTTAACGGGAGGGAGTAGGTACAGTGAGTACACTTACGTTGGAAAGACCGGTAACAGCAGTGGGAGGCGGCGGGTATAAACCGCCAATCCCCGTAAGCACAGCAACAGACGATGGGGAGCGTGATTAATACGGCACATATTTCGGAAGTTGTCGGATCAGTATCGGAGTCAATCGCAAGGACAGCGTTAATGTGCGCTGGATGGGCGGTTGCGAAGCCGGAGACGCGCGAAAGTTACGATATTGTAGCGCGTGACCCGGTTTCGGCCGAGTGGAAGACGTTTCAGGTCAAGACGATTCTGCTACGGGCAGACCGCCGTAACGAGATGGTCGTCTATGCCCGGAAGGGGAACGGCAAACCGTACAGCCAGCCCGAGGCCGACTATATTATCGGCATATTGGGCGGTAAGCCGGAGGCAGACGGGAAGCCTGCCGTAACCCCGCGGGCTTGGATGTTCCCGAATCGAGGGATTTCCGAGTATTGGGCGACAGAGACTACGGCGGCCGACCGATGGTTTGAACTGCCGCTCGGGATTCAGCGGGAGTTTTATACCGTGAACACGGCCGCCGGAGATGTTACGTATGCTTCGTGATCCCGCAGAGGCTCCAGCAATCGAAAAATGCGCCTGGTGCGGCGGAGAGGTTTACGTGGGCGACGAGGTTAGGCGGTCATACTCCGGTGAAATCGTACATGACGGTAGTTGCGCCAAACGGCTTGCTTACGCTCAGTTTTACGAGTCACACGGCGTAATTGGCGCTGACTTGACGATAAATTAACGAAAAGGAGCGATTTATAGATGGATGAAATTATCGAGATTAACGGAGTCAAGTATCGGAGGGTAGCGGAGATCGAACGGAAGGCGGCGGCGGAAGAAAGGGAGCGCGCTAAGTGGGCGGCGATTGGGCGCGAGGTAGGCGAATATAAGGCGGGAGATGTCGTGGAGGTTGTCTATGTAGAGGGCGGAATTACTAACGGACATCCGACAGGAGCAGTAGGCTACGTCGAATATGATACAGTCGAGAATCCGAAGGTTATCCTTTATGGGTACGGACTCTATTGTAACGTCAAACTCGTAGTACCAGTCGAGCAGCGCTTTGACAAAGGGGGCGACGAAAGATAGACGTAAAACTCTCGTCACATATACGTAGCCCAAGTAGTACGGGCACCGTGGAAGCTGCCGTAAAAGGAGCGGTCGAGCGGAAGAAGGCGGCGATCGAATCGTTAGAAGACGCTTGGCACCGTATTCTGGCGATGAAAAATTCGGACATGGACACGGAGAGGCTGCATCAAGTCCGTAAGGCTATGGCAGAGGGGCTTATAGGTAGAGTCCCCTCTCAAGCCTCTAAACGGTTTAGTAAAGCGGAAGCGCTCCGGTTATGGTCTGAGTTGAATGAACGGAACCGGGCCGAAACGCTGCGTAAGATGGTCGAAAATACTCCGTCACACTACTTTCTTGTTACGGACGAGGCGAGTCTTGCGCGGGCGGCCGCCGTAATCATATCCGCTGATATGATCGCTGTTGACTGCGAGACGTTCGGCACACCGGAAAATCCCGACGGTGCGCTTGACCCTTGGACTGGTAGAATGGCCGGGTTCTCGGTATCAACGCGGGACTATTCGTTTTATGTTCCGATAAACCATGACGAGGTAACAGAGTTACCAGCAGCCCGTGTATTCGAGGTACTACAGCCGTTACTTGAGACGGTCCCGAACGTCATGCATAACGCGCCGTTCGATTGTAAGTGGTTCGCGGTTCAATATGGCGTAAATCTGCACGATGTTCTTCACGCAGATACTCGGATTATGGCGATGGCCTTCGACGAAAACCGGAATCACCGTCTCAAAGACTTGTGTACGGACTGGCTACGGCTACCGGGGGACAATTTCGACCAGCTTTTCGGCAAGACTCCGTTCAACCAGATTTCGCTAGACGTGGCTTTGGCGTATGCGGCCGCAGATACAGAAAAGACGCTGAAACTGTACGACTGGATTTGCGGCTGGTACGATAAGCGACCAGACTTGGCGAGCATCAAACGCTTAATATTTGACGTAGAAATGCCGGTTGCCCGTCAATTCATTCGGTCAGATTTACGCGGGATCGTGTTCGATGTCGAGATGGCCGCCGAACTTGACGCGAAGTTTGCGGTCGAGGAAGCCGAGTTGCAGACGAAGATTCACTCGCTGCTTGGCGAAGAAATCAACCTTAACTCGCCTGTGCAGTTATCCCGTAAGCTGTTTGGTGACTTGCGGTTACCGGATCACGACAAAGGGTCGACAGGTGTTCGGACGCTTAAACGGATTAAGCGGGCGCACGAAGTCATTCCGTTGATTCTCGAATATCGTGGCGTAGGAAAGTTACGGCAGGCTTTTACGTCGAAGCTTCCGAAATCCGTAAAGAGTGACGGGAAGATACACCCGTGGCATAACACCTGGGGCGCGGCGACTGGTCGGTTCACATGCCAATCGCCTAATACGCAGCAAATTCCGGCAAAGCGGCCAGAAATCCGCCATCTGTTCAAAGCCACGAGTCCTGACCGTATTCTTGTATCCATCGACTACTCGCAGATTGAGTTGCGCGTCCTGGCGCATATGGCGAACGAGACAGTGCTTATCGAGGCATTCGAGCAGGGCCGAGACATCCACTCCACGACGGCTGCTCTTATCTCGAACGGAAAGTACACTTACGAAGACATTGAGCGCTGGAAGGATACGGACGGCCACGAGTGCCAAAAACTCCGTAAGCAAGCGAAGATTGTTAACTTCGGGATTGTTTACGGGATGGGCGCAGGTAAACTGGCGGACACGCTGGAGATTACGAAGGCTGAGGCGCAAAAGATTATTGATAACTATTTTCGCGGCTATCCGAACATCAAGCGGTATATGGATGAACAGCACGCCGCAGTCATGAGGACCGGATTCGTTACGGACTTGCTCGGGCGGAAACGGCGGTTGCATGAAGAAATCAAGGCGACGGAGAAGTGGAAGGTGTTCTCGGCGCAGCGTATGGCCGGTAACTTTCCGATTCAAGCTGGAGCTGGTTCGATATTTAAACGGGCGTTGGTCGACTTGGAACACGTAATACCGTTATATGACGTATACATCCTTTTGCAAGTACATGACGAGTTGGTATTCGACTGCCCTCGGGATATTTCAGAAGAGGCTCTCGGACACATACGGTCAACCATGGAAAACGCGATTAAACTACGTTGTCCTGTCCGTTGTGACGTTGAAATTAACCCGGAACGGTGGATGCGTAAAGTAGACGTTGACAGGTGGTTTGCCGCAGAGGAGGACGACGTGTGACGGAAAAACTACGTACCGACATCGCGGAATACGTAAAATCAGGCGGCTACGACGCGCTCAGTTTCTCGCTATTGTATCAGCCACGGCACAACGACGTGCCCGGCCGCGAGATTCAACGGATTATCGACGAAGAAAAACGAAGATGGAGGCGGTACAATTGAAGATTACGGAAACGACACCGGTTGTTGCGCGGACCTTTAGCGTGACCTTGACGGGAAAGGAGTTGAACACGATAGCTGTGGCATACGGCTTATCTGCTTACACTCTACTAGAGGATCGCGCTAGAAGTATAGGGGTTGAGGTGTTAGACGGAAGCACCTCTCAGGCTCTTTACGATCAGCTTCGCGAATTTGTCACAAAGGAGGCGTTGTAAATCACAATACTCAAACGTATATCAGCCGCAAGTATAACTGGCTTCGACTTAACCGCCGAAATTGCCGCCAACTTCCGGGCACACCTTGACGATTGGTTTGGCCGTCCAGAGACGTATGACGACGCACTGGACGCGCAAATACACCGCTGGTACGCCGATATTCTTACGGATCGCAGCCGCATCATGTGGCCGCCTCGTAATATGCCATACTTTACGCCCAGCTCCGCGAATAGCTGCCCGCGGGAGTTGTACGAAAAGCTCCGTAAGTCCAAGAAGGATACTCAGGAGACGCCGCCGCACAAAGGCCGCTGGCAGTCAATAGGGACGGCGATAGGTGACGCTATCCAGCGGGAGCTGCTATTCGCGGAAAAGCATCTGCCGGGCAACCGATTCAGCTTCGAGCGCAACGAGCGAGGCGAGCCAATGTTCGAGAACTTCGCCAAGATTAATCAGACAATTACGCATAATGGGCAGACGTTCGCCCTTTTCGGCCTCTGCGACGGTATTATGCGCTATGTATCGGAGTCCGGCGAGATTGTCCGCGTCGGTCTCGAAATTAAGTCGAAACAGACGTCATATTCGGCAACGTCCGAATTTAGTCAGCGAAACGGGCCGAAGGATGATCACGTAAAGCAGACGGTCTGTTATTCGATTATGTACGGTCCTCTCGATTACTATATTATCCTTTACGTCAACGCCTCGAAGAAAGCCTGGGAGATGTCCGCCGAGGATTACGCGAAAAGCCCGGACATTGCCGTCCATTGTGTTCGGATTACTGACGGGGATCGGACGGTCATTCTCGACAGGTTCGCAGGCATCGCCAAGGCTGCCGCAGAGGGCGCATCTCCTCCGCTGGATATTACGCGGTGGACATTCAACAATTTCAAGGCGGCGTGTGCAGTCGGGCTTTCGGCGGATGAACTAGCGCAGATTGAACGACAAGTTGACGCGGTTCAGCGGTCGAGCCTGAAAGATTTCGTCAAGCGGCAATATGTGGCGGCGCTGGCGGATATTAAACGATTGAGAGGGGAGGCGGAATCTTACGGCACAGAGACGAAGGAGTAACGAAGAATCTACGATATACGCCGCCTTTGACATCTCGCTGACATCGCCGGGGTTTGCGGCAATTTCCGTCACCAGCCGCAAGCCGACGCTGCTCAAAACGTCGTCCATCACGACGAGCGCTGAGCAGCCGGACGGCCTCCGGTACTCACTCGTTGAGGCGTGGACGGTGCAGCAGATCGCCGCATATCCGACCGCGGTCGCCATTATCCGCGAAGATTACAAACGCCCGGCCAGTAAGCGGCAAGGTCAGACGATTTTCGGCGCGTGGGCTGCGGTTGATTCGGGGCTGCAACGGTGCGGCCGGGTGATTACGGCAGAGGTCAACGCCACTACCGTAAAGCGCATCGTAGGCGGTCACGGCAAGGCGGACAAAGACGAGGTTGCCGCGGGCGTCCGGCGGATAATGGAGCTGCCGAGCGATTATCGGTTTGTTAACGATGACGAATCAGACGCAGCCGCTATCGCTCTGACGTACCTCATCGAGAAGGGAGTGATTGATGCGTAATGTTCATCGCCTACTATTCGCTAACCGGCAATGTTCGGCGGTTCGTCCGTAAGCTAGGTCGACCGCCGGATCAGCTCTTCGAGATTTCGACCGGCCGCGAGATGATGGCGGAGCCTTTTGTGTTGATTACGCCGACTGTAGGATTTGGGCAGATTCCCGGCACGGTGTCGGATTTCCTCGCACTCAACGGCGATCTGCTTCGCGGCGTGGCGGCGAGCGGGAACCGGAACTGGGGTCCGAACTTTGCGAAGGCGGCCGACTTGATTACGGAGATGTACGATGTTCCGCTACTGCTCAGATTTGAGCTGGCGGGGAATGACGAGGATGTACGAAATTTTAACGAGGGGGTTGTGTGGTTATCGGAAATCACATCGAACTGAACAACGAATTGAAGCAGCGGGGGCCGGACGGATTTTATCGGCTCGACCGCGACCAGGCGGCACTAGATGTGTTCACGGCGGAGGTCGTATCGAAAACGAAGCCGCTGCTTTACCCGCTGACTCGCGTAGAGTGGCTCGTAGCTAACGGATATTATTACGACGCGTTTGCTCAGTATACAGAATCGCAAATCGTCAATATCCATTCCGTATGCGACTCGTACAATTTCCGCTTTGCCTCGTACATGGCCGCGTCCAAGTTTTACAAGGATTACGCGCTCAAGACGGATGACAAGGCGGAGTATTTGGAGGATTACGAGCAGCATGTCGCAATTGTGGCGCTTTATCTCGGACAGGGCAATTACGAGTTGGCGGAAAGTCTCGCTCGATCCATGATGGAGCAGCGATTCCAGCCCGCAACGCCGACGTTTATGAATGCAGGCCGTGCGCGGCGTGGCGAACTCGTATCTTGCTTCCTGCTCGAAATGGACGATTCGCTCAACTCGATTAATTACGTAGAAGCCACCGCTAAACAGCTAAGTAAGATTGGCGGCGGCGTTGCGGTTAATCTCTCGAAGCTCCGGGCGCGGGGTGAGGCGATTAAAGGCGTTGCAGGCGCGGCAAAAGGCGTCATTCCCGTTGCGAAATCGTTAGAACACGGGTTTGCTTACGCAGACCAACTCGGCCAGCGGCCCGGAGCAGGCGCGGCGTATCTTAACGTATTCCACTACGATTTGCCGGAATTTTTGGATACGAAAAAGATCAACGCGGACGAGAGTATCCGACTCAGCACGTTGTCAGTCGGCGTAATCATCCCATCGCTCTTTTACGAAATGGCCGCCGCCGACGAAACGATTTACATGTTCGGACCGCACTCCGTCCGGCGGAAATACGGTGTTGAACTCGATGACGAGCCGATGACGCGCGAGTTTTACAACAAACTTGCCGCCGACCTTGACGTGTACAAACGGCCGATGCGGGCGCGTGACGTGCTGGAGCGAATTGCTATTACGCAGCTCCAGTCGGGTTACCCGTACATTATGAATCGAGACAACGCGAACAAAGCACACCCGCTGCGGCGGCTTGGGACGGTGAAAATGTCGAACCTATGCGCGGAGATCAGCCAATTGCAGGAAACGTCGACCATCGCGGACTACGGCGAGCCTGACATAATTCGGCGTGACATTTCGTGCAATCTCGGCAGCTTAAATCTAGTCAACGTAATGGAGTCGGGCAAGTTGCGGGAATCGGTCCATGAGGGAATGCGCGCGCTGACGGCCGTGTCCGACATGTCGTCGATTGACAATGCGCCTGGCGTCCGTAAGGCAAACGAGGAGTTGCATTCCGTCGGCCTCGGCGTAATGAATCTACATGGATTCTTCGCCAAGAACGGAATTCAGTACGAATCGGCCGAGGCGCGTGACTTCTGCCGGGTATTCTTCGCGGCCATGAACTTCTACTCGCTGGAAGCTTCGATGTTAATCGCAAGGGAGCGCGGTCAGACGTTTGCCGGGTTTGACCAATCTGATTACGCCCGCAATGTAGCAGCAGGCAGCGACTTTGGCGAATATTTTGTCCGCTATCTTCGCGAAGACTTTGCGCCACGTACCGAAAAGGTGGTCGATCTGCTACGTGGAGTTAAGTTGCCGACGTGGAGAGACTGGCGTGCACTGGCGTTGAACGTTGCGAATTACGGCCTGTATCACGCTTATCGCCTGGCGATTGCCCCGACGCAAAGCATCTCGTACATCCAGAACGCAACCAGCTCCGTAATGCCAATCGTTGAGCATATCGAGCGGCGCACGTATGGGAATGCGGAGACTTACTATCCGATGCCGTTCCTCTCACCGCAGACGCAGTGGTTCTACAAGTCCGCGTACAATATCGATCAATACGCGCTTATCGACTTGATTGCGGAAATTCAACCGCACGTTGACCAAGGCATATCGACGATCCTTTACGTTAATAGCGACATTGGCACACGGGAGCTGGCGAGGCTTTATGTATACGCGCATCGCCGCGGGCTTAAAAGTTTGTACTATACGAGGACGCAGCGGCTGAATCCGGCTGAGTGTACGGCGTGCCAAGTTTGATTACGAATTATTAACGAGAGGAAGGCGATTAATTGCGAGCCACGAACTGGAATCTATCGGAGGATTACGTAAATATATTTTGGCGGCAGAACGTAGCCCAATTTTGGACGGAGGAGGAATTTCCGGTATCGAAAGACATCGCGGCATGGGCTGCGTTGTCTCCGGCCGAGCAGGACGTCTATAAGCGCGTCCTTGCCGGTCTGACGGGGCTGGATACGTTGCAGGGGACGGAGGGTATGCCGCTGCTGGCGACGCATGTCGAAGACGGCCGGAAGCAAGCGGTGCTTACGTTTATGGCGATGATGGAGGGCGTACACGCGAAATCATACTCGCACATCTTTACGACGCTTATTTCATCGGCGGAAACAGATCGGCTGCTGTCCGAGTGGGTTCCGAATCAGCCGCACCTCGTATACAAGGCGGATAGGATAAGTCGTTATTATCGGGCGCTGCTTCAACCGCAGCCGTCGCGCCTACAAATTTATATGGCGTGTGTGGCTTCGGTGCTGCTCGAATCCTTCCTGTTCTATTCCGGCTTTTATTATCCGTTGTATCTTGCCGGGCAAGGCCGAATGACCACTTCCGGCGAAATCATCCGTAAAATTCTGCTGGATGAGTCCATCCATGGTGTATTTGTCGGGATGCTGGCGCAGGAACTATACGGACAAATGACGGAGATTGACCGAGCCGAGGCCGCCGAACGGACAGAAACGTTGCTTGACGACTTGTACCGTAACGAGGTCGATTATACGACGGAGATTTACGGGCAGTTAGGCGAGGAGCGCGTTGCGGACGTCCTACGTTACGTTGAATACAACGCGAATAAAGCGTTGATGAACCTCGGGCTGGAACCGGCATTTGCGCCCGAACCGTTCAGCAGCATCGTAGAAAACGGGCTTGATACAGGCACGTCGCACCACGACTTCTTTTCGCGGAAGGGCGACGGGTATGTTATGGCGCTGAATGTCGAGCCGATGCGGGATGAGGATTTTATTTTCGGGGAATGTGCGAAAGAGCGCGGTCACCACGAATAAATAAGTAGGCTCGGATTGACACCTACTGTCCCAATTTGACGAGACCGGGCACATATAACTATTAGGAGGTGATTACGACATGGAATACGAAGAAGCTTTAGAAGGACTTACCGTGCTGAATACGACAGGCGGCGAAGTCTCTACGCAATTGGCTGAGAGGGCTATCTTCATTATAGTAATGTGTGCGTTCGTAGCTGCGGTGTTCTTTGCCGTTGCGATAGTCGAAAGGAACCCGGTTTTCTCCGGTGTTACGGCTGTGTGCGTGTTTATCGCGACGATAGCATACATTACGCCTATCGGTTACGTAGAAGAGATAAATCCGCTCCGCTACGAAGTTACCGTAAACCCCGGTCATGTTATCGACGCGGCCTGGTGGGAGATCGTCGAGCAGCGCGGCGAGATTTACGTAATTCAAGCGAGAAAAGGAGCGGGTGCGGATGAGTAACGTAATTTACCACGAGGTTGTGCGTAAGCCAAAAGTTGGCGATAAAATCCGCGTTAAGGACGTCAAGGAACCGTGGAATGTCAAATACCCGGAATTATTTGATGCGGAAGCTACCGTAACAAGAACGGATGAATTCGATGATTGGTCGGTCGACACGACATTAGAAAGTCCGCCAGACGGGTTTCTCGATGTTGATTACGTAGATTTCGTTGTACTGGAGGAGGTGTCCGAATGAAATACGTAATGACCGTCACAATTAACGCGAAGACGGCCGCGGTGGACGGACCGTTGATGTCGCCGGAAGAGGTCGCAGAGCGCATCGAAGAGATTAAGGCGGGTACTCGGCATCTGATTATCGGAAGTATGGACGACGGGTCGACGTGTGATATCGAAGTTACTATCGAGGAGGTGGGCGAATGATAGACGTAAAAATCCGTCTCCTCTCGGCAGCCGCCCGCATCCCAACGTATGCAACCGACGGAGCCGCGGCCTTCGACCTTTACGCCGCTGAAGACGTCATTATCGCGCCGGGCGAGACGAAGAAGGTTCCGCTCGGATTCGCGGTCGAGGTTCCGCCCGGCTACGTTATGTACGTCATGATGCGGTCAGGTATCGCGTTGAAGACGAAGCTGCGCCAGCCTAACGGAATAGGCGTCATTGACTCGGACTATCGCGGCGAGGTAGCGATGATGTTCGAGAATAATTCCCGAGACACTTGGAGCAACGCAGCTCGTCGCTTAGATAACAGATACGAGATCGAGTCCATGAGCAAATGCGCGCCGGGTTCGTACCTGATCCGCACTGGCGATCGCGTCGCCCAAGCCGTAATTGTACCGGTGCCGCGCGTATCGTTCGAAATGGTTACGGAGCTTTCCGAGACGGCGCGCGGAGGTGGCGGGTTTGGCTCAACCGGCGTAGGGGGTGGCGCGAAATCTGAACGAAGAGGTGACGAAGAATGTCGCGAGCGTTAGCATCGTATATCGGCGAAAGGTACGGGTACTTAACGGTGGTCGATTCATTGCGAACGCAAAGCGGCGTTAGAAAACGAGGATACTTCAAAGTAAGATGCGACTGCGGGTCAGAAAAGACCATTCTCGCGCACAACTTACTACAAGGGCGTACAAAATCCTGCGGCTGCAAGACCAGCGAGCTTAAGGGATGGAACGTGCGCCATGGGATGTGCTATACGCGTATCTACAAAATATACGTAGACATGCGTCAGCGATGCTTAAATCCGTCTAATCGCCGTTTCTACAGGTACGGAGGCCGAGGCATCAAGATATGCGACGAGTGGATAGAAGACTTTATGGCCTTCTATCAATGGGCTATCTCTAACGGCTACCGGGATGACCTTTCTATCGAGAGGGTAAACAATAACGGTAATTACGAGCCTGCAAATTGTACCTGGGCAACCATGGAAGAGCAGCTCAAAAATCGGGACTTTTCCCAAGTAGGGAGGAATCGGAAACGTGCGCGTGAAGCTGCTATCAATGAGTGAGTTATCTCCGGCGTTTGTAAAAGAACTGCCTGATAAACTGCGTCAGCTTATCGAAGAAGGTTTCGTCACTTCTCGCCAAGTTATCGCTCTTACGGCCATTAGGACTTGTTACAGCCATCTATACCCTTCGGAAGTTGCGGATAAAGAATTCGAAAAGTATTTCGAGGTTGCCGCATCAGACGGCGAAGGAGGGACGGAGTCTGATCGATTGTTCCGCCACATCATACGGAGCAAACATACGTCAACTCTCGAAGGGATCACGTACACTTTCGCAGTCGAGGGCGTATCCAGAGCTTTGCTCTCGCAGCTCACACGTCACCGAATCGGGTTCAGCTTTTCGGTTCAATCGCAGCGGTACGTTCGATTCGGCAGCGAAGACAAGTCCGGCGGATTTGATTACGTAACGCCTCCGAACATTGAGCGTGATTCCGAAACGTTTCGGAAGTTCGAAGCTTCGATGCTGATAATGCAGGCAGTGTATGATGCTCTCCGCGAAGCTGGCGTTCCCGCCGAAGACGCCCGAATGGTCTTGCCGAACGCGGCTACCTGCAATATCGTACTAACCGTAAATCTCCGAGCCTTGTTGGAGTTTTACGGAAAGAGACGGCCAGGCTCCGGCGCACAGTGGGAAATAGCGGAACTGGCTGACAGGCTACGCGAGGAAGTAACGAAGATTGACGCTTGGACGACCAAATTTTTCGAGGAGGTAAGTAAATGAGCGTAAAAATCGGGGATCGAGTGCGTATAGTTAACGCAGTAACTGATTCTATGGAATGCTTCGGGTACAAGAACGGTCAGGAGTACAAAGTTAAGGAGATTGATTGTGGTCTCCCGTGTATCTGGCCGGACGGCACAGACGACTCTTCAGTTTTTCTCCACGAGGATGAGTACGAAGTTGTATCGTCCGAGAGCGTGTACCCTCCGAAGTCCCTTGCGGAACAGCTCGACGAAGCCCGCGCGAAGGTGGCGGAGTTAGAAAGACTTATCGCAGAGGAATCCCGCTTAAAGGTCGGCGATTATGCGCGGATTACGGAAGAGTCTGCTCCGCTGGACGGTAGTGTCGAGGTGGGCGACATCGTTTCTGTTATGGACGTAGAAGACTGTGATGAAGACGCATACCCGTTCTGGGTGCAGAAGGTGTTCGGCACAGAAATGGATTACGATTGGGTTTCGACGGCAGAACGCTTGACGCCGGAAGAGGCCCGCGCAGCCATGATTGCGAAGATTGACGCTATTTTCGAAGGTGCCCGTCCCTAACTGCTTCGTAACCGCCCTGCTTGCAGCGGCTCTTATCGCAGTTAAAGTCGCAGGAACCGCCGTACCGGTGCCAATGCCCGAACCTGAGCCGGAATGGTTACCGTATGAAGCGACCGCATACACCGCTAATTGCCGTGGCTGCTCCGGCATTACGGCCGCTGGAATTGACGTAAGACACACGATAAATGACGAGGATGGCCGCCGCATTATCGCCGTTGATCCGAAGGTAATTCCTCTCGGGACGGTCATCGAAATCAGGCTATCGGACGGGACGGTTATTGACGGCGTTGCGGCAGATAAGGGCGGCGCGATAAAGGGACAGAAGGTCGACGTACTGCACAAGACACGGAAAGAGGCGCTAGAGTTCGGAAGGCAAATGGTGGAATTACGGATAATAAATAACGGAGGTAATGCGAATGAGTAATGTTACGATATTAGCTGACGAAAAATTGACGGGATGGAAACGGGAATATCGCGAAGTTGTTCGAGGAGCGAAGAAAGGCGAGTTGATTATCGTAAAGTCCACTAAGCCGAATTACAGATTCTACTCGGTAGGTGACATAGGTCGTGTGATTTCGTCTGATCTTGTAGATTTTAGAGGACTTTCTGATTCTTACTTCGGAGAGGGAAAATGGCAGGTGGGCGATACTGCGCGTAACAGCAGCACCTACAATGTCCTCGAACCTACCGACATCGTACAAGATGCGGGTGGGAATCGGTACCGACTCGTAGACAGAGCGGCTAAAATTGGCGAGAGGATCGTATTTGAGGAAGACCGACACGACCAGGCTATTTCGTCAGCAAAAACTTACGTAGTATACGATATTCACGGTATATGGGAATGTTTCAGAGACGATAACGAGGTGTTGAGGTACCGAGGCTCTTCCAGTATCCCAAAATCCTACGTTCTCGAACCGTTACCGAACGTTGTGCATACCGCAGAAGACACGCCACAGCCCAACCGACTCGCCGCGTTAGAATCGCGAGTCCTTGCGTTGGAGGAGCGAGTGGCTGCACTTGAATCTCCGGCTAGTGGCGAACCAGCAGTGCCGAATTTAACCCGTGAGGACATCGTAAAGCAAGCGATGGAAGACGTAAAGGGGCGGACGAACTCCCACGGATGTGTAGAGCACATGGACGCATGTCATTATACGCTAGAGTTCGTAGTCAACCGAGAAAAACGGACAGTGGTCGCTTTACTTCGCCTTGCTTACGAGGTGCCTCAGGTAATTAGGTTCCGGGGAATCGCAAAGGCCGCGCCAGGCGACTGCTTCAACGAATATATCGGAAAGGCGATTGCGCTAAGAAGGGCGCTTGGCCTGTCGGTGCCTGACGAATACCTGAACGCGCCGGGGCCGGAAGGATTTCGTGCCGGGGATGTCGTCGAGCCGAGAGAAGACGTGTATCATACGAAGGACCTCATAACTACGTTAGTCGAGAGGTTGCCTATCTATGATAGTCAGGTCGTAAGTGGCGTGTCTTGTGGAAATGGATGGAGTCACACATATAATCGCAGTTGGATCGGCGAGAATCAGGTCCGCGTAATCGACGATTCTGCCCGCTATGAGGAGGTGATCGAATAATGGCCGATAACCAACACTTGGTTTACGTAATTTACCGCGATGGAGTGCCGATCGATCCCGCAGGAGGCCGACCAGCCTACCTTACGAAAAGTACAGCGCGGGCGCAGGCTATGCGTCTGGCACGAAATTCCTTAATTGGCCTTCGCGGATACAGAGCCGCAACACGTATCGAGGTCATTGCGGAAATGGAACGCTATACAATCGTACCTTATGGGAGGGTGTCCGAATGATTATCGTTGTAACGCTTTTCGTAATATTTTGCGTAATGTTAGTAATTTCTATCACGGGCTTGGTCGCAAGTGTCATCACTGCGGACACTGAGTCTGCGTCAGGGTTTTTGTGGCAGACGCTTATAGTCGCTCTCTTTGCGTCAATCCCGGCACAGTACATTTGGGGAGGCGGACTATGATCAGCAGCGGAATGTACGTTATTTTATTTGACGGGAATCCGTACCTAAAAGATGGCGGAGCCGTGCGGAAATACTTGACGCGAGAGCGGGCGGAAAAGGAGGCGCGCAAACTTATGAGGTACCTATATTATCGGACACGCCGCGCCCAGGTCGCAGAGATGACGTTTGACAATATCGAGGATATTACGGAGGTGGATGCGTGACGTTACCAAACATCGCAATTACCGGAACTCTCCGCAGCGGCAAGGACAGCGTGGGCGAGTACCTTTGCACCAAGTACGATTATTCCCGCTTCGCGTTCGGTGATGAAATCGGAATATACGCCGACGCCTTGTTCCCGCACGAGGTCGCTGATGGGCGTAAGCCCCGCGGGCTGTACCAGTGGTTCGGGCAGACAATGCGGCAACGCGATCCCGATATATGGGTGAGGGAGTGTTTCGACAATATTTCGTGGTTTGGAGGCAGCCGGCCTATCGTAATTACTGACCTTCGCCAGCCGAACGAACACGCCCGCTGCCGTGCGGAGGGATACGCCATCATTCGCGTAACAGCTCCGACAGAGCTTCGCCTTCAGCGGGCGGCTGCGGCGGGCGATAACTTTACCGCGGCTGACCTCGAACACGAGACGGAGCAATACGTTGACGGCTTCGAAGTAGATTACGAAATCGTCAACGACGGCAGCCTAGCGGAATTACACGCGAAGGTTGACAAAGTAGTAACGCAGCTACTCCGCTCTAACAAAGATTAACCAGCCGTCCTGCTCCGCCTCGAATACGTACCGACCTGCCGCGGCCGGAATTTGCGATTTAGCGAAAAACCGCCGCGCCGATATGTATCCCCGCTGATCTACGTTAGCAGCTTCGAGATTCCCGCCGGACGCTTGGCGCAGGCAAATTGCCCTTTCGTCGGCCACGAATCCGAGTTCTACGCGGTTTCCGGCCGCCAGTTCATACATCTTAACGATGTCGGCCGAAAGCCGGAGCCGCTGCTGCTTATCGGTAGCCACGTAAAGATTCAGTAACGGTACACTTACGATGTTGTACCGTTTAGATTGTTCGGGCATTATGTTTCACTCCGTTCGTTAACGAGATATTAACGTAAGTATAACGCAGATTTACTCAAATTTCAAATACGAGGAGGACGGCGGCTGATTGTGAATCACACGACATACCCGTTGACTACCGCACAATACCGACATTCGCGCGACCACCTTATCGGATATAACGATTCGTTCGATAAACCAGCGCGAGTAGTTAGGGCAAAGGCGGAAAATGTTCTCGATACACTCAACGAAAAGGAGACGATAAACATACGACACTACGACGTAACTCCTCAACTTGCGAATAATGAACTGTCGGTAGCGGAAGTATTCGCGGGCGGCGGCCTTATGGCGACAGGACTCGCGCGGGCTGGCTATTCATTATCTTGGGCGAACGATTTCGACAAGAATGCCGTTGCCGCTTACCGTTACAATCTAGGCGACCACGTAATCCAAGGCGATATTATCACGATTGACTTCGATTCGATCCCGGACACGGACGTAATTGCAGGAGGCCCGCCGTGTCAGGACTTCTCCGTCGCTGGTTCGGGCGCAGGCGAAGATGGCGAACGGGGCAAACTCGTCTGGACGTATCTGGCGTTGATCGAGCGGAAGAAGCCCCGCGCCTTTATCTTCGAGAACGTGAAAGGGCTCGTAAGTAAACGGCACCGGCCGACATTTGACGCATTACTAACGAAGTTTGACGAGATCGGGTATGAAGTAAGCTGGCGGATCGTCAACGCTTGGGATTACGGAGTGGCGCAGAAAAGGGAGCGCGTATTCATCGTTGGGATTCGGAAGGACCTCGGGTTTACGTTTGAGTTCCCCGAACCGGACGCCGCTCTTTATCGGACGCAGGTAATTCGAGACGCTATCGGAGACTTGCCGGAACCTACGAGTTACTACTACAATCATCCAAGGAATTACGGTAAGAAGGCAGTATTTAATGTTGACGAGCCTTCACCAACGATAAAGACCCACAACAGTCGTCCTATGCCGTCAAACTATACACCGCATCCAAACGACGCAAACGTTCAAAACCATGTGCAAACTCGTGCGACTACAGTAAAGCCAGAACACTTGCTTTCGAACCAACGCGGATACGTTGCGGACATGGACGGGGCTGGCCGCACAGTAAACGTATGTCGACTTGATCATGCGGAGATTCACCCGACACAGCCGCGCCGCTTTACCGTCCGCGAATGCCTTCGTATCCAATCCGTTCCCGACTCTTACGTGTTGCCGGACTCGATTTCGCTATCCGCGCAATACCGTATTGTCGGCAACGGAGTCGCATCGCGCGTCGCTTATTTGCTAGGCATCGCGCTCGCGCAGCAATTACGGAAGGTGGTTGAGCAATGATATATACGGATAATAAGGATTTTTACCCGACACCGCGGGACGTATTCGATAATTTAACGGAAGGTGCGCGCATTTACGGCCGTATATTAGAGCCATCCGCTGGTAAAGGGGACATTATTCGGTATATTCGAGATAGCCGCAGGCACGGCGACCCACCTCGGATTGATGCGATTGAAAACGATCCTCGGCTTGTTGACACGTTAATGAGCGCTGGCGTGTCTGTCGTTTGGGACGATTTTTTAACTTATGAGACGTACAAAGAATACGACTTTATAATTATGAATCCCCCATTCTCAGACGGTGTTGCCCACGTATTGAAAGCGCTGGATCTCGCAGAAAATCAACTTTCATATTGCGAAATATTCGCGATTGTAAACAGAGAAACGATTGACAACACATTTTCAACGAAGCGGCAAGAGTTGATACGTAAACTGAATTTATATAACGCTGACATACGTTACGTAAGCGGGGCGTTCTCCGATGCTGAACGAAAAACAGACGTAGAAATAGCGCTAATTCACGTCAAGGTTCCGAAGGATGGCGGCGGAAAGTCTATATACGATAAGATTCCGTTTTTCACCGCTCGTGAACCGTCTGACCTCGCGGCAGAGTTGGGAACAGCGATGTCCACTTATGTCAAACCCACGGAGTTGGCGGAAAGATTACGTGACGTAGAACGATTAGTAGCCGAGTACGAGACAGCGGTAAGTCTGATAAGAGAGGCACACCGCACGTCGATCGCAAAGCAATCGTTTTTGCGTTATGTGTCTAACGTCAACCGAGAGCGATCAAACTCGCTTGGATACGTAGTCCAGACGCGAAAAGCGGTTGATTCGGAGGATTTGCGAAACGAAATCGATAAACTACGTAGCGAGTATTGGAAATTGATACTCGGTACTGACGACTTCCGAAAAATGCTGACGAACGATGCTATCGCAAAGCTGAACCGAAAATTAGAATCAGCAGGCGAGTTGGAAATTAACCTCTCAAATATTCGCACGCTCTTGATGGCATTGGGCGCAAACCGGCAGGATATTCTCATCGATAGCGTAGTTTCGATTTTTCAGCGGATTACAGACCACCATATGACAAGCTACTCGTCAAATGTACATTACTATAACGGGTGGCGGACGAATAGCTCGTATAAAATCAATCGGAAAATCATAATTCCGGTTAAGTACGCAGCGTTCGACCGATGGGATTTTAGCGACGACTACACACGCATTAATTACGAGGTGCGCGCGTGGATTGACGATATTATAAAAGCGCTCCAACTAATCGACCCCGCCGTAAGCGGAAAATTTACAGCGATTAACCGAGGCGAGTTCGAGAACGACACGCTCAGATTTAAAATGTTCTCTAAAGGAACAATCCACGTGTGGTTCAAAAATGAGTTACTTCTTTCACGCCTCAATTACATCTGCGGTAGTCATTTTGGGTGGATTCCGTCAGAGGGCGAGCAGCGTAATAGTTCGGTAGCACGGGAATGGGTCGCACGCGAATTTGGCGATATAGGCGAAGTTAGGCTGTTACAAGAGGCAACATAAACAATAAATATTACGAAGATAAAGGAGCGGATTAAATGGGCGGATCAAACGTAGATTTGACGGAACAAACACGTAAATACACGGTAACTTACGCACTAACGACGGAGGCAGGCGTAAAGAGCCTATTCCGCGACCGACATAAAATAGGGCAGCGCCGATTCGTGGGCGACACGGCCGCATCCGACATATTGATTGACCTGGCTTCGGCTATCAGCTCGGCTGGACTTACGGATCGGCAGACGGAGGCAGTGGCGTTGGTTTACGGCCATTGGGATTTGACGCAAGCGGAAGCTGCCGCCGTCATGGGCGTAACGAGAGACGCCGTAAATAAGTTCTTGGATAGCGCAATTAGGCGGATTACGGCGGTATATAAACGGTGGAATTACGGAGAGGTGGAGGTGAGTCGATGACATTTACCGCGGTGGCAGAGATTACCGACCGCAGCGAGCGTATTGCGGCGCTGGCGAAGGCATTGGAGGATTGCGAGCGGCCGGATGCGCGGACGTTGGAACGGTTAGCTGACGCAATCCTCCGCGAAGAGTTGACCGACCGGCACCCGGATAAGGTAACAAATACGGAATATCCGTTCTTCTCCGCCTGGCAACTGGAGCTGCGACACGGCCGCGAAACCGGAATCAAGGCCGCCGAGGAGACGGGCGCGGACGGCCGTAACCACCGGAAGCCGACGAAACGCCGCCGTACTCGTTACGAGAATTGGCGAGTGGATCGGGACGCGCGCGGCCGTAACGAAGCTAGGCGGGCGCAGTATCGGCGGGATTCGTCGCCGGGGCCAGTAACGGCGGGAGCAACGGAGCCTTTCGTGCAGGCTCGGCAGCAGGCGGCGCGATGGAGGGAACGGCTATGCCTCGTCTATTAACTCTAATATATCGGTAATACTTACGCCCAACGTCACGCAGATAATCGCTAGGTTATCGAGCGGCAGCCGTTGGGTTTTATTTTCGCACATTTCGTTAACGGACGGGTGCCGTATACCTGTTTGGCGAGCCAGTTCCCGTTGAGACATATTTCGAGCGGAAAGAATCTCCGCTAATTTTATACGTATATAAGGCGGATTTTTACCGCTCATGACATCGACCTCCCTTCGAAAAGTATATCACGAAAAAATATCGCTGAATATATTGACACGTTAAACGTAACGTGTTAAAGTTAAGTCAAGGTTGTTACGGAAAACGTAACGAAAGGAGCGGTCGACATGAAAAACGTAATGGTAAGGGCTTGGGAGATTGCACGTAAGGCAGCAGCGCAGTTCGGCGGCAAGGCCGCTCAGTTCATCGCTGAGGCGCTGCGTCAAGCTTGGAAGGAGTTCAAGGCTCCGAAACAGGTGCGAGTCAAAGTCGAGGTCGACGGTTACAACAGCCGCCGCTGGAGCAAGCCTTGGGGCGCAGTAATCACGTTTGACGGAGCTCGCCCGCAATACGACTTCAAAGCTGGCTCTTTCCTCGGTAACGACACCGGCGGCGCGGTCTATATTACATGCAAGCCCGGTGACGTTATCGCCTACGGGCAAAAGGACGGACGGGGCAACGGCACGTACAACGTATGGATGATCGCAATGGCGGACGGATCGTTCCGCGAGGTAACCCGCACAGAGGCTTACGAAGCCTGGTGCGTGGCGTAACGAAAATATCAGCCTACGGGCTTACGTGGGGAGGCGCTTTTGGAGAAGTTGAACAAAACCCACGACGAAGAGTTATCGAAGATTAAATAACACCGGGGCTTCGGCCCCTTCAATTCAAGGAGGTAATGGGGATGACGAAATGGTTCAAATGGAAATACGAGGTCAATTTTCGCGGCGACCTGCTGAGAGGTACATTCCGCAGTCTCAACGCTCGCGATTTAGCTGGAGCAGCCGAAGTGCTCGAAATGAATTACGGCAAAGGATGCGTTGTTTCGCTGGTTGCCAAATAACAAAAGCCCCATCAAGGGGCATAAGGAGAAAGATAAAATGAAGATGAAGATGAAGTTACAAAAAGAAGGAAATATGTTGGTACAGGAATTAAAGGTTTTACGCGCCGAGACACAAGAGGCGTACTGGAAAGCCGAGAACGCAGTTACGCTGGTTCCTGGAGTCGCGGAATACTTTAGTGATGGTTACGCGAAACTCCATTGCATTTTGGTTCCACTGGTTTCCCGGTTAGATGATTTAGACCAGCATCATATTTCTAACTCCTTGCGGGTCGTCATGGAGGAAGAAGGGAGGTTGATAGAACAAGCGAAGAAAAAACAAAAAATCGTAAGCTGTCTATATAGGGCGGAAACCTGTATAGACAGCATCACAGAGAGAATAACCGGAACACTGGATTATTGGGATCTCCATTCCGTAATCCAGGCAATAAACGAGTTAAAAGAGTTACTTCCGGGCGGATACTTGCCCGAGGAAGTAAAGAACAAAATCGAAAAGTGGCTCGCTAGGGTAGAGAAAAAGTTGCCACAAACTGAGTAACATTAGCTACATTACGATATGCTAGGGCGCATGACTCCGGTCGTGTTCCCAATGGATACCGTAAGGTATACTACATAGCCCGGAATGGGCAGAAGGAGATGTAGCAATGAGCGATAGAATAAAAGGGCTGACCGTAACTTTTTCGGAGGATATCCGCGACGATGACGCACAATGCGTTATTGACGCGATAAAAATGATCAAAGGAGTTATGGACGTTCACCCGAGCGTCAGAACGCCCGACGATCACATGAACCGGATGAGAATCCGAAGAGAGTTGGAGGAGAAGTTGTGGAACGCTCTCAAATCCGACTAATTGATTAACTTGTGACACGCTAGAGTACATAACGTCAGTCTCGTTGTGTACTCGCTGGGTGCCATAAGGCATACTATTTAAAGCCCGCAGAGACGGGCAAAGGAGAATGAACATGACTATGACTAAAACGGATCTGATTACGGTATTGGCGGCTGCACGCGAGGCTATCTTGGCGGGAGGAGAACGTGATTTCCGCGAACTCAAGCGCCGTGACAAGCAGCAGGTGTTCGACATTATCGTCGATGGGATCGGTGAGGACAATTTCTCGATTGATGGTGATGGGGACGGTTGTTACGCGCAAGTATACCTGGACAAGGTTTTGCGTAATGATGATTTCGAGGATGTATCGATCAATTTTAGCAGTCACTCCGAGAGCATGTTTCTCGATGACCAGCGTGATTCACTAGTTTCGTTTAGTATCGAGTTTGGAGATTTGGACGATATGTCCGACGATATTGCAGCAATTGACGCGCTTATCGAGCGTCTCCAGGAGCCACCGGTATTCATCAACCTTACACCGCACGCCTTCACGCTTTACAACTCGGACAAGTCGGAGGTGCTTATGACACTTCCGGGAGCGCCTGAAATGGCGCGTGTGAGTCAATCGTATGTGGAGATTCCGTCCGTTGGCGGCTACCCTGTATTCCGCAGCGAGTACGGAGCCGTTACGGGGCTTCCCGATCCGCAGCCTAACACGTACTACATTGTATCGCTGGTAGTGGCGCAGCGCCTCGATGCAGACGGCATCCACCGCACGGATATTCTGGTACCGGACACCGGAGCCGGGGCTGTGCGTAATGAGTCCGGCGGGATCGTCGGTACAACGCGGTTCATGACGGTATGATTCGGATTCTATTAATATCGGCCTATTCTCTGTATCCGCTCATACGACGGGTACGGAGAATAGAACTCCTCGAAGACATAGAGGTAATAGTCAAAGAGGGGTACCAGTTGACGGAGATAGTTACGTGGAAGACGGAATATATCAATAGCCTCGCACAAGGCATTAGGAGGTACCAACAAATGACGGCTGAATACGTAGATTTTTGCCCCGGATGCTTTGCGACCAACCTTGACGGGTCGTGTTGCCCGACAGGATCGGACGGCACTGGGTTGCAGTTAGGATGTGATAATTGCGGAGGTCACCATCTCTTACACATGCCTAAGTGGGCAGCGGATTCTATCCGCAGACAGGCTTCGTGGGTCGGCAAGCGGTACTACCCGAATCACGAGGACTATATTGCAAAGTCGGATGTTCTCCGCATGCCTCTATCAGAGGCCGGCAAAAAGCACGGGGATTTGGTGCATGCCGAAGCTTACAGAGAACTAAGCGCTGACGATGAGGTGACCGTTTATATGTACGCGGGTGAGGTGGTGGAGATTTCATTTAGTTACCCAGACGGCCGCAGGCAGCTAATATTGTACCGGAGGAATTGGCCAAACTAAAAAGCCCCTAGAGGCGCTACCTCACAAGGGCTTTTCGGAAAAATGATTCGTTTCAATCAACGCGCCCTCTAGGGGTGCGACCAAGCCATAAGGCTATGAGTAGATAGTAACATATTATTCCGCAGCTCACAACCCCGCCCGGCTTAGGCTAGGCGGGATTTTTATTGTGTTCGCCTCTGTTCCCCTTTACTTATTACGTAAAGTATAATATAATTAAAGTATAGAAAGGAGGTGAGAACAAGGTGAACGAACATACAATTAGAGCATTCGATAAAATGCAAAAAAGAGAACACTATCTCCGAGCCGCACGTGACCGAATGGGACTCGGCAAGGTGACTCGGGAAGTGTTCCGGGATGAAGAAGCTGCCATCCTTCGACGGTTCGCATTAACCGACGAAGAACAACTCGCTTACGAGCGTTACGCCGCAATACAGCGGCAACGACAACGTAAGCAGAAGTAACACATTACATCTCAATAAGCACAACGGAGGGAGCGGCTAACTCCCTCCTCCATCCTAACACAAATTGGAGGAACCAACAATGTTTAAGAGTATCGGGGACATCATGACCCCGGAGGAAGTGGACGATTGGATAAACATCCTGCCGCCTGCAACCCATAGAGCAGACCTCGTGCAGTTTGGTGAGCCGTACAGCCACCGGCCAGACGTCGAAGGTAATTGGCGGGCGACCTATCACACTGCCGCCAAGGTAGACGGTGAGTGGCGATACATGGGCAACTGCTTCCGGGGTCAGACGATCTGCATTTAATATTGGGGCTCCGGCTCCTTCCGATTTATACTATTGGAGACCCTTCGGGGTCTCTCCGGGAGGTGAACGCCGTGAAAGGGCTGCGGCACCTAGACTACGCCGTGTACGACGAAAAATTGATCGTTCCCATGATTCTTGTAGACACCGAAGGTATGCTGCGGATCATGGACGACAGCGAAGACGGAACATGCCGAGTGGTGTTTCGTGATCGCAAACGAAATTATAAGGGGTTGACGAAATGATTTTAACTATTAACCGATATGACGAGCAGCATCTATTGGCGGTAATGGAGCACGCCGCAAAAGTAGGCAGCGTAACCGTTAACGTGTGGTATGACGGGGAAACAGCGTTCGCGCTGGAGGGCTCGCATCGAATCGAAGCCGCGAAACGCCTCGGCCTCCCGCTCATCCTAAATCGAATGGAATGGGATGCGGTCGTTTCCACCGATTGCGACGATGCCGATCATGAGGACGGGATGATTACCGTCGAAAAATTGTTCGAGTATGGGTACGACAACCTGACGCAGCATTCCGGTAATGTGTACCGATTCGACGACTTCGCTTCCGTGGAGGTGGTCGAGTCATGAGCGATATTTGGAAAGGTGACGGGGTATGGTCGGGTTGGAGGATTACCACGGATCATGCCGCCAGTAGCTACGGACAGCCGGTTCTCGTAAGTCCCTCTGGTCAGGCTTACGGGCCCGGCGACATCGAGTCAGAAAAGCACCGCGGGAAGTATACGCAGTCTGCGCTCTCGCGAGTCCTCGGCGTAACTAAGCAGGCTATACGGGATCGTGTTAAGCGAGGGACTCTCCCCCCGTTTGACGAGCCGGGTATATGGTACGAAGATACAATTCGCCCATATATCGAAAAATAATCTCTGTTCCCTTATTGTTCCCCTTTACTTTTAAGGTAAAGCGGTATATAATAAGAGTATAAGAAGAAGAGGCTGCGGGCGGTCACCGCCGAGCCAAGAGGAGGAAATAAAAATGATTAAAGTGCAAGTAAAAGAAACCGGAGCAATTGAAGTTTTAAAAGCTGTTGACGCTAATGGTACAGACTTCACTGCCGACATGATCGGCAACCATGGGGGATTTTGCGCGGAGCAATTCGCACGCATCGAGGGAACTGACGTATACGAGGCCAGTCAAGTTACATATGACTGGTGGGCGAAAGTTCTATCCGACAACGAAGCGCTGGAGGGGCGTTTGGCGATATTACGAGAAGCGTATGGATCGGACGCTGTATATGATGCCGTGGCGTCTGCTGGAAGCAACGAGTTGGAAGACCACGCTGCCGCGGTAAACGCAGTGCTGGACGAGGTGTTTGGGGCAGAGTAAGTATTCGCAATTCTGACAGGAGGTGATTCCTCGTAATGGCGATGATGGATCGCAAATGCCTGCGGTGCCCCGCCAAGTTTCGCGGAGGCCCCCGCGCATTCTATTGCCCGGAATGTCGGGTGATCCGCCAGAGGGAGAGAGCGAAGAAGTACCGTCAAAACGGCTACTCACGCTCTCTCGGGTCATCCGACAACTGCGATAGGTGCGGCGCAGAATATAACATAGAGGGCGGAAATCAGCGATTCTGCCCGACGTGTCAGCCGCTTCATGCCGCCGAACACGACCGGAAAACGGCGCTGGCGTTTTATCACGCCAACAAGAAGCGGATTAACCCGAAGCGTTACAAATTGCGCCGAAGGATGCGATACAATCTGACAGGCAGAGAGTTCGGCCGCCTCAAGGTGATCGAGCGCGACCCTGGGAATACGACCCGATGGATATGCGCCTGTAAATGCGGCGAACTCACGTCGGTGGAGTACCGCAATCTAGTAACTAAGACTACGCAATCTTGCGGCTGTCTCAGCTCCGAGTGGGGCAAACGATTGGGCGCGGGAAAAGGTGGCGATTATACAACAGCACGTCTACTCAACCAGCGCTTACGCAGCAACAGCACCACTGGCGTTAAGGGTGTATCGATTCAGCGTATCGGTGGTCAAGATCGATACAAGGCCTATATAACAACTAAGGGAGTGACAACGTATCTAGGTCTATTTGATACGTTGGAAGAAGCGGCAGAGGCGCGTAAAGCTGCCGAAGAGAAATATCATAAACCTCTCTTAGGAAAATAAAAGCAGCCCGTCATAGGCTGCTTATTTCTTTTTTAACGGAAGCTGCCGCGTCCAGTATCCGTGTCATATTAATCTCCGACAGGTACAGGATCGGCGTATCATGCTCGATAGCCCACGCCTTGGCAGCCCACATGGCAGAGTGTCCGACAAACCGCGTAAGCACTACGATAATATCCGCCTCTCTCAAGGTGTGATCAAAATCCGGGTCATGCTTGCGCCCATCGTGCGTAAGTATCGTGCAGGGGTATTCCCTCGCCGCTGCCTCTTTTCGCCAGCCACCGATAATCGAAACTGTTTGTCCTTGCAGCTTCGACCAGTCTGGAGTTGTCGCGGGCGATGGCGTACCTTCCGTTTCCTCCAGAATCTCCACCGGCGGCTGTTCCTCGGGTTCTTCGGCTACCTCATTTGCCCGTTTCCACTCCATTAGCTCGCGGACAAACGATTTCAATTCGGCTATTTTTCGTACATCATCCTGGCTACGATAGAATACAGCCTTTTTATCGCGCTCTTCTCGTAACTCCGCATAGGCTGCGGATAACTTCTTTTGAGCCGCGGCGACTTCTTGCGCTTTGGCCTCCGCTGTCCTTTGTAATTCCTGATTACGTTCCCGCAGCCGTGCTATTTCGTCCTGCTGCTGCGCGATCATGCGGAAGAAAAAGGCGTTATCCCCTTTGTCGCGGCGGAACAAGGCTGCGATATGTTTTGTACGGGTCGGCTCCAATATTGCAGCCATCGGGAAGTGCATCACCGTAAACCGCACCCGCCGTGGCCCGAATCTCTTCGCGTCGCTCTCGGCTATCCAACCGTCAGGCCCAATATTTAACATATCTTCGTAGATAAAGTGGCGGTTTGCCAGCCGCCAGAATTCGGACTTTTCCGCGTAAGTCACAAAGCGGTTAGCGGCATCGCGGCGTGCCTGCTGCTCGGTTTTTATCCCCGACATGTCCACGCCAAGTTGTTCGTATGCCTCCTCGATTTCCCAACGGAACAATTCCCCTACCGCTGCTTTCCAGTCTTCCGCGGCAAATAAACAATACGCTTCCCAAAACTCGTCCGCGTGCGCTTCGAACGTCTCAAAACGCCGCGAATGCGCCTCCTGATAAGCCGGGTCATATTGCGTTACTTGCGCTATAGATGTGTTTGATATAACATCCCCGTCCACTGTCCGACAAAGGAGCGTTTCGGGGCTGTACTCCGTTCCGCACCGGCTACACTTAATCGGGCGGGGGTAGTATTTATCATTGTCAATTTGATCCTCAAACTCATGTGCGGGGAGAGGGCCGTAATCCTTAACAAGAGCCTCGTTCAATTTATGGCATTGGACGCACTTTCCTTCAAAATAGATCAATACGTGTACCACTATATCTCGTATGTTCTTTTTCATCTCAACGACTCCTCCGTATGTTCATATATCCGAACGAACAACTCCCGAACACATATCGCATCCCTTTTTCCTCGATCAGCGTAACAAGTGTGCCCTCTTCCGTCTCCTTTATCGCATCTATACGGCCGCTGCCGGTGAGTTCCCCGTCTTGGAATACGAGAATTGACCGACCTTCGGCGGCTGCTGTCCGTAAGTGAAGCAGTGTAGGGAGCGGTTTTATCGTCGCTTTCGTACTTTTCGTCATGTTAACGGCTTCCTTTCGGTTCCTATATCGCTGAATTACGCCTAATTATTCGACAAATTACCGGAAAACTCCTCTGTAAAACGCTCCCTTTACCTGTGATTAGTTGCCTATACGTAATGTACCGGCTTGATACTGCGCTTTCGCGGGGTCATGCCGGTTATTTTTTTTTTAATCTATCGAAATGGAGACGATTGCGAGTGGGTGAGTATACATTTGGTCGTGAAACTGCTTATTCTGCCCGCGTAATTATTGAGCAGTTAGGATACGATTTCGCTGAGCTGTCCGCTATGGATTACGAAGATAAGTTCGATTTTTCTATCGCCATCATCCCGTCTGTTCAAGGTTGGTTTGAGAACTTTAGAACAGCGGTAGACGCTCCGTTAGTTGCTCGTTTTATTCTACACGCGCTGACGTTTACGGAATAGGCAGCAGTTACCATAGAATAAAAGCTTGTATGTATTACGTGGCCCTTAATTATTCCGAATGGAGTGGTAATTTGTGAATAACGATTATTTGTTTTGTTACTCACCAGCTATGTTCCGATTCCTTTTGTCAGCGGGTCACCGGTACATTTGCGTGGGGATGAACGAAAGAACGGGCGGTCGCTTTTGGTTATTCGAGAAAACTACCGCCGTGAGACGATCTTTAGACGAGTACAGCGCAACAAAGGAGGCTGCCCGTCGATGAGCTCCGAAATATTCGGTCTACAAACCTATTACGACGAGACTACCGGACGGACGTTAACTATCGTTGACGAAACCGAACACAGCGTAATGAGTTACGAACAACTTGACGCTATCCGAGAGAGTAAGCGTAGACAGAAAGAACGTATGCGTGCCGGTTCTGGTCGCAATTACGTCATTGCGTATCACGGACCTGTTCGTAAACTTAACGATATACTCAGCTTAAACGAGATTGGCGTAATCATGAAGCTGATCCCATATATGCGATTTGATAAGGGCGGCGCTTTGATGGCGGCCGACAAACGAATGGGTATCGAGGAAATCGCGAAAGTTATTGGCAAGGCTCGCCGCTGGACGGTGACACTTATCGGCAGTCTTATGCAAGCAGGCGTTTTACTCACGAACCGTGAGGGGAAGCGTAACGTTTACGACATCTCTCCAGAGTATCATACGATCGGTACAGCGATAAAAGAGTCGGCCTTTACGCGGATTTATCAGACGAAGACGCGGACAGACATCGCCAATATATCGATTCAAGCAGCCGGATTCTTGTACAAGATGATACCGTACATTCATTACGAGTATCTTTATTTGTGCTGCAATCCTAACGCGCGGACCCTTGACGAACTACGCCCACTATCGCAAAACCGCTTTGCGGAAGAAGTAGGCATTGATAAAGACACAGCCAGCCGCTGTATGCGCGAAGTATTAGCAGCAGGATTTGCTATTCGATCGGAAACGTTAGGGGTACGTTACATACGGGTCAATCCAGATATTATGTATCGGAAACGGCCGCGTGACGAATACGACGAACACACGGAAGCTATTCGGGAAGAATTCCGTCAGGCTGCGAAAATAGCGGACGGTTGCGAAGACGTGGGGATTAACGTAGACGAGTCGGCCCTTCCGTTTTGAGGTGTATCAAATACTGCACAGCAACGGGCAAAAGTGTATCAAATACTGCACAGTTGAAAAGTGGCCTCCGCCTTACAGCCGCAAGGGTTTCGAGCGTTTTCGGGCAAAAGCTGCTCTTATTCTTAGAGTGTAACGGAGCCGTAACGTCTCCTTGTGGTATTGGCGGGAAAAACCACCCGCCTCGCTTCGGGAAGGAAAACCACCTTCCCTTGCGGCTTATCTTCTTTACGAGATCTTTTCCCGGTATTAAAAGCCCGTAAAGAAAGGTGCCCGGACAGCAGCACGGTTTTAGCTGCTGGACGTAATCTTTTATCCTTTATGCTCCCGCTAGGCTCAAAGCCTGCCGTGAGCATTACGTATACAACCGGAGGTGACCCCGAATGGCTACGTTTGTTACGATGCTTACCGTATTCCTCACGGTACATATTGCGCTTGTACTCGCTGCTGTTCTTCATTACGTCAGCATCGGAGTGTTCAATGTTAAGAGATACGGGTGTGCGGAGGTATTACGGAACCTAGCGGCATTGTCCGTATATCCAGCGTTATATATCGGGTGGTACTGGCTGATTGCGAGACATGTCGTAACCTTACCAGAAGCGGACTCATAAGGAACCGATAGACTTCCGTCTCTAATGAAGCGATAGTTTATCGTAAAAGGAACGGCACGCTCCGTATGGATTACGGATGGATACTACGGGAGGGGAATACGAGTAGTTCTCCCGCATCTGCAAACCGCGCATGTTGGACGAGGCCGCCGAAACTCACGGGGTCGGCCGGTAAGATTACGTTCTTTCACGCGGCTTTATGCAAATTACCTAATATTACCGTATGAATAACGGATGCATAAACGTGGGGAATCGCTGGGAAATAATTATGCGGTCATTTCCGTAAAATCCAGTAATGACGCGGGTTTTCGGCATTATGCATAACCGGTGAATATTCGGGAGATATTCGGTAATTATCCCGCATTGAAAAATGTTGATTTGGCGGGCTTTTCTCGGGTGTAAAGGTTTACTACTTTACGTCAAAAGACGGCTTTTGCGAACATGTCCGTGCATATTCGATGCATAATCGCTTATGCATACGGACGCATCGAAAGTGTATATTACTTTACCCGAGCGGATAATCAACGCTTTGGCGCGGCATAGCGTCCGACCCCCCAAGGCGGGGGAGCGAAACCGCGCGCCTGCTGTTCGGAGGTTGCGTACAAATTATTAATCTCGGGAGGTTATTTCTTGCGGATATGCGACGGATGTAATAAGCCAGAAGGTGAGGGCGTTAAGTTTAGCGCCAAGCACCGCAAGTGTAACAAGTGCCGAAACACCCAATCTCGCGAGCGGTTAGCGGCCTATGGGCGTAAACTTCGCGAGAATATGACGGACGAGGATCGAGAATACCACCGGCAAAGGATACGTAAGCATCGCGAACGCAAACCGCACGCTCCGTTTTACACAACGTCCCGATACCTAGCGGCAAAAGCCGAAGTATTCTCGGACTTGACGATGGAAGATGCATACGACATCTACTTTACGGAAGATATTTGCAGTTACTGCGGTAAGGAGCGTGGCCCTGAAGATGGGCTGCGCTCTTTTCATATCGATCACATTATTCCGATGGTTCAGGGTGGCCCTAACAGCCGGTGGAATCTCGTAAAGGTCTGCGCAAGCTGTAACACATCGAAAGGATCGGCGTCGCTCTACGAATTCCGAAGCCGAACCGCTGATTTTACAGAGGATAAACTAAGCGCTGTAATTGACAGTATGGTTGAGCGCAGCGGGTACTCAATTGAGTATATTTACGAATTACTCACGCAATCGCACGAATTTGAAGCGGCATACCAACGGGAGCGGGCAAAGATGATCACGATGCTTGATAGAGCCGTCTGAATACGGGGGTTTAGACGTTTAAATCGCGCGGGAATGTTAGCACGCTTTCGCAGGCTTGGACGCCTAAATCTACGAGAAATTAACGAGAGGAAGGGGGACGCAAAATGTCCGCAGCAAAACGAAAACAACTCGAATCTAAACTTGACGGCCGTCAGAAGCTCGCCGCGCTCGCTGTGGTAGAACGGGAATTCGCGCCGGAAGATGAGCGTAAGGGTTTCGAGGAAATCGCAGCCGAGGCCGGAGTCAGTCGGAATACTCTTTACGAATGGCGCACACAGAAGAAGGAGTTTATCGATTACGTCAACTATATCTCGGATGACTTCTTAACCTCGAAACGGCCAATCGTATATAAACGCTTGATGCAGCTTATCGACGGCTCGCAGCCATCCGTAAAGGCTATCGACCTATTCATGCGGCGGGAGGGCTTGATTACGGCGCAGGTCGCAGTTGAAACGAAAGACACCAGCGCGGCGCGTACTAATGACGAATTGGCTGCTGAGATTAAAGAGCTAGACGCGCTACTAGCGGAGAGTGAATCCGATGGCGTGGGTTGATGGAAAGTGGCTCGGCCGATCTGAACGGGTAGCCCGTATGAAGCTCGTAAAGGAGCGCGGCCATAAACTCCAAGCGCTAGTCAAGTCCGGTAAGGCGACGGATTACCATATTGATTCGCTGCGGGCAACTCTTGATGAGTTGAGACGGCTTGTACGTATCCATCGGGCGGAGGAAGACATCGCCTATTTTACGTATGAATACTTGTCTGACGAGAATAATCCTGAGAATGACGATAACATCATCCGGCACGCTGAGGACGGAACGCTGCACGACCCGTTAGATCAGATAGCGCCGATCCACCGGGAATTCTTCGATCTTTGTGACTACGTAGATCACGTTGACCGTTCGGCACGCTTGGCTATCGCAGCCTCGCGAGGTCACTCGAAGTCTGGTGTATTCTCCAACGCGCTACCACTACACCAAGTCGTCTTCCGCAAGCGTCGATACGTCCTGGTTATATCAGAGACGGACGGCCTAGCGAAGAAGCTTATCGGATGGGTCAATAAGCAGCTTAAATTTAACGCCAAGCTTCGTGAAGACTTCGGCGTTCTTTTGCACGAGCGGAACACAGCGAACGAGCGGGATAACGAGGAAGCGTTCATTACGCTGTCTGGCGCACTGGTTGAAGCGTCGTCGTCCGGTAAGCAGCTTCGGGGTAAGAGACACGGTTCGTATCGGCCGGACCTTGTAATTGTTGACGACCCATCGTCGCAGAACAACGAGGGGACGAAGGATGCACGAGAAAAGCTCGTCCACTGGTTCAATTCCGTTGTGGTTCCGATCGGTACAAAGTCAACGGCGATAATTCTCGTTGGTACAATGGTATCGGCTACGGGGTTGTTGAATCACGTACTCAAACGTAAGGACTTCAAGTCCTCGTTCCACGGCGCGGTAATCCAGGAGCCGGTTAACCCGAAATTATGGGACCAGTACCTAGAGATTTACGGTCGGTCCGATACAGACGCGGAAGCCGATGCGTTTTATGAGGCGAATCAGGAAGCTCTAGAAGCGGGCGTAAAGCTTGCGTGGCCGTGGCGGTGGACTTACCGGGCACTGATGCACGAAAAGTTTAACATGGGGACGCGCGCGTACAACTCCGAGTTTCGGAACCTGGCGTTTTCGGAAGACGAGCAGTATTTCTTCCCGGAGACTTATGGCTATTACCGATTCGAGTACGATCAAGGCCGCCGGTACATTCGATACGAGGACTTGAAAATTCCGGTCGATGAATTAACGATTAGCGGAGCGTGGGATATTGCGCAGGGTAAGAACGCGCGGAGCTGCTATAACGCTGTCCTGACCGTCGGCCGCTATGAGAAGACGGGGCACATCTTTGTGCTTGACGAGTACGCGACGAAGGAGCAACCGCATGTCTATATCGACTTAATCGTCGAGAAGATTCGAGAATGGCGGCACGGCGTCTTTAGCGTAGAGACAATCAACGCGCAACACGAATTTTATCGACAACTGCAAGAAGCTTTACGGAAGGCGGGCGTAACGAGAACGCGCCTTAACGATATTAAGTCACATAAATCCGCGAAGGAAGAACGTATCGAGTCGCTGGAGCCGATGTGTCATAACAAAACATTGATATTTAACCGGGCACATACGATGCTGCTCGACCAAATGGCGCAGTATCCGCACGGTGATTACGTAGACTCGCTCGACGCGCTGCAACAGGCGGTCGAGAACGTGGCGCGGGCCCGCAAGAAAGTCCGCAACAAGCCAGCGATATTTTACCGATAGGAGGTGGGCAGTATTTTCGACTTGCAGGCGTATTACCGCGCCGTCGAAACGGAATATGAAAAGCAGACGGCCAGCCTCGATTACGACGCCTGGGCTGTTTTTTCTGCGAGCAGGAACCGAGCGCTGCGGGAGTATTTGGCAATATTACCGCCGAAGTCGGACGCTTACGTAAAGTGCCTCGTTGGAATGCTGTTGTGGTCGGAATACAACGGACACTTGGCCGGGCAGCCTCGGGATTACGAAAGCTATCGGCGGATCGCAGAATACAAGTCGCTGCTGGACGGAGAGGTTACGGTCGCAGAATTGTACGGAAAATGGATGGAAGGAGGGAGCGAAGATTGACCCTATCGTAACATCAACGAAATTGTTTCAGCCGGGCGCGCAGTACCCGCCGCCAAATGATATTGAGCGGATAGCGAAGTACAAACGAGCAGAGGCGATATATGACGGCAAATTGTTTGAGGTATTCGAGCGGGCGACGGAGTTGTTGAAGGACACGCCCGTAGCGAGCCAACTCGGTAAACTATACATCGCCGTAAACCTAATGGACGTACTTGTAAGCAAGCCCGCAGACTTGATGGTAGGCGATCCGCCTACGTTTGAGAGCGGAACCCCGGACGACTCGATCGAACAAAAGGCGCTGAATTCGATTGTCGAGGAAAACGACGTTGTTCAGATGATCCACGAAGTAGGTACGGGCAGCGGGATACGCGGAGACAGTTGGATTAAAACGTATTACGGGGCGCGGCAGGATTTTTCCGAAGTCGAGGCGGCGGGGCTGCCTGTACCGGACGTAAAGCGCGAAGCAATCCTCGAAGCAGTTGACGCTTGTTACGTGTTCCCCGAGCTTAGCCGAGGCAGCCGGAAGAAGTTTAAAGCGGTCAATATCGCCTATGTCGAATGGGTAACGGAAGCGACCGCGCTGTCTATTATTACGTCAAAGTTAACCGGACTCAAAACGAACTCAAAGCCGTATCTCGTCGTCGAGCGGCATTTACCGGGATTTATCATCTATGAGCGGTACAAGGTTACGCAGCTTGGCGTAAATACCGAATTCGGCGTGCCGATCCCGGTGTTCCGAATTGACGAAGCGGTACCTACGGGTAAGGACGAGGACGTAGTGGCAACCGGGGTTAATCGGCCGCTTGTTTTCCATGCGCCGTATAAGACGATTGATACGGACTGGAAGGGAACCGGTATGATCGAGAAACTCGAGTCCGTTTTGGCCGCCATCAACGACAGGCTCGTGCAGATCGACTATATTTTGTGGAAACACTCTGATCCGGTCGCTTACGGCCCCGATGACATTAGCGAGGACGACGGTACAACAGCAGTCCGTTGGGGAGGCGGAAGGTACATCCCGTTAGCTAAAGATGACGTGGTTCCGGGGTATATGACGTGGGAATCGCAGTTGGAAGGCGCATTTAAGGAGCTAGACATTTTGCTCTCCATCGTATTTATGCAATCCGAGACGCCGCAATGGTTATTCGGCACGACTGTAGCGGGCGCAGACAAAGGCGGGTCAGGCACGTCACATACGGACGGCGCGGCGATCAAGGCTCGGTTTATGCCGATATTATCCAAGGTCAAGCGTATTCGGACACACATCGACAAGGCTATACGAGATGCGCTGTGGTCTGCAATGGAGCTGGAGAATTACGCTAACCAGGGCGTAGCGGGCTATACGCCTTACGAGCCGGTATACCCAAAAATCAACTGGCGTGACGGTATTCCCCGCAACGAGAAAGAGGAGGCGGAGGTCTATCAGATCAGGACGGGCAACATGGCTACGCTTGACGCAGCATCGGCAATCAAGCGGATGGATGGCATAGACGACTTACAGGCGGCCGAAATCCTTGAGCGGATACAGGCCGACGACAAGCGCGTTAACGGCACCGTAGACGGCAGTGTGTTTAATGGCGAGCCAGAAGTCGTTGAGGTTGTTGATTAATGCGCTGGATCGTGACGAACAAAGGTGATCAACATTGTCGGGCGCTGGCTGACCGTCACTATTCGCGCCAAAAAGTCGGTTCTCCGCAATTTACAAGACCAGGCCGTAATCTCGTTTTGAAGACACCTGAAAATGACGCGGTGTGGGTTACGTGGTCAGGGATTCGCGATGACGGTGTGAACGCGTGGGAGTGTACCATTTTTCGTAACGAATCCGCTCATCTATCGTCTGAATTAGTCCGCGAAGCAATCGCAGTTACGCGGCGAGAGTGGGGAAGTCCTCCTCCAGACGGAATAATTACGTATGTCAATCAGACGAAAATACGAAGCACAAATCCTGGCTACTGCTTCAAAATTGCCGGATGGGTAGCGGTGGGGTATAGCAAGCGCCGTAAGTTGTTACGTCTTAAAGCACCGGAGGTGGTGTAATGGAGCCGAAATACGAAGCTGCGATAACCGCCCTGGTCGACGCCTACAAAGACGCCATCAAACGAATACGGGCCGAATTAAACCGGCTTGACATTACGAACATGAGTCGGGCGAACTCGACCGCCGCACTCAAGGCCGTGTCGGAAATACTGGCGGAGTTGAACGAAGAATCCGCGGCTTGGGTCGCGGGACACATACCGGAAGCAGCCCGTAATGGAATTATTACGACGCTGCTCGCGCTCGGCGTGGCCGATACGGTTGCGGCCGCCGAGAAGATTGTCAAGTTTAACCGGATCAACGCGAATATGGTTGCGGCAACTATCGCGGACACGCAGGCGGACTTGCTCGCTGTCACGCAGAACGTCGATCGTCGAATCAAGGCGGCGGTACGTAACGCGACGGCCGAGTCGATGCGGGCGAACATGGCCGCCGGTATTAACGGGCGGAAAACGCTAAGTCGCGACATCCTGACGAGTATACGGCGAGACTTAGGCGCGGCGGCCGAGACTGGAATCATTGACGCGGCAGGGCGGAGGTGGAAGCCAGAAACCTACGTTGACACCGTTGCTCGGACGAAGATGGCCGAGACGCACCGGACGGCCACCGTAAACGAAGCGGTACAGCGGGCGGCCTTCTACGGAGTGATTTCGCGGCACAATGCAACGGACGCTTGCGCGCGGTGGGAAGGCCGGATCGTCAAATTCGTAATGGACGCGCCGGGCAATTATCCGTACCTTTACGCGCTGCCACGTCGCGAGATATTTCACCCGAATTGCCGCCATACGGTAACACCTTTACGTGATCCTAATCGGACGCTCGATCTGGACACGGACGAGTAACGAGCCTGATCCCGACCGAACGTACACGTCGTTAAACTGCTACGGACACTTATGCGCGACGGCGCTAAAACGGATATGGAGGACGTAATCATGACGAAATCTAATGAAACTGACCGTAGATATATGCTTGCACTGGACTTGCAGACGTTTGGAGCCGACCCGGAGCCAGCGCCTGAGCCAGAGCCGGAACCAACGCCAGAGCCAAAAACGGTCACGATGACGCAGGAAGAGCTTGACGCGCTGATCACCAAACGTCTCGGACAGGAGCGTAAGAAATACGGCGATTACGACGAGTTAAAAACGAAGCTGTCGGAGTTTGAAAAGGTGGAAGATGAGCGTAAAAAAGCGGCCATGACCGAAGCTGAGCGAATGCAAGCGGAACTTGAGGCGGCGAAGAAGGCGGCAGAAGAAGCGGAAGGCAAGACAGTGGCTGCGCTCAAGGCGGCAAACGATCGCGTAATCAAAGCGGACTTTAAACTGCTTGCTGCGGCGGCGAATATTCGGGCCGATGCGCTAGAAGATGCGTTCTTGCTGGCAGATAAGTCGGGGATTACGGTAGATGACGGCGGGAACGTAGTCGGCGTAAAAGAGGCGCTGGAGGCGTTGGTGGCCGCGAAACCCTACCTTGTCGAAGCGCCGTCGGCAAAACCGAAAGAAATCGGCAGCCCGAGCAATCCCCCGAAAGACGAACGAAAAACGCTGGAGGCTCAGCTTGAGGAAGCGAAAAAGCTTAAACAGCTAGGCCGCGTTATCGAGTTGTCCAACAAACTAAACGGATTGAAATAAGAAGTCTGTCGGAATCCGGCGGGCTTTTTATTTATACAAAAACAGGTAATTACGAGGAGGAAATAACGTATGTCTCAACAATTTACGTATACTTACGATTTCAAGGATCAAGTCCGATCGCTGGCGGAAGGCATCTCGCTTATTATCGACGACGCGCCGACGCTGCTCGGTCTGGTCGGCATGAACGGCGAGTCTCTTACGCAGACAAAGTACGAATGGATGTCGGATAACCTCAATTCTAACCGCGCGAACGTAGCGACAGCGGCTAATGAGACCGCCACTTCGATTACCGTAGCGGCAGGCGATGGCGAGAAGTTCCGAATCAACTCCATCGTCGTTCATGGCGAGGAGTACATGCAGGTGACGGCGGTCGCAGGCGATGTAATTACGGTAGTTCGCGGGTTTGACGGTACAACAGCGGAAGCAATCGACGCTGGCTCTGAAATCCGTATTGTATCGCGTCCGCAACTTCAAGGCGCGCTGCCGGGCGTTGACGAAGCGCACGACCGTTACACCGACTTCAACTACACGCAAATCATCGAACGTTACGCTGCCGTGTCCGGTACTCAGTTGGCTGTACGCACTCACAACGTAACTAACGAGCTGAACTATCAGGTCGAGTTGCGCCTGAAAGAACTAGCGCGTGAGATGAACGACTGGCTGATTCACGGCCGCCGTATTCAAGGGCAGAAGAACGTACCGTCCACGTCTGGCGGACTGCTGTACTTCGCACAACAAAACGGAGCAGCTAAGGCGAATCTAGCGGGCGCAGAGGTATCGGCCAAGGCGATTAACGACTTGATGGAAGAAGTGTACCTGCGCGGCGGTAACGTGAATACGATCCTGACGAACACTGCGGGCGCTCGCCAAATCTCGAAATTGGCGAAGGATACTATCCGCACAGAGCGCACAGACACAACGACAGGACATCGCATTTCTACGTTCGTAGCTGATTTCGTCGGCGGTAACGAGGCGGTAATCGTAGTCGATCCGAACTTCCCGAAAAATAAGGTTGCGCTGTTTGACCGCAACATTATGAAGCTCTCCCCGCTGCAAGGCCGCGGTCTGTACGACGTTGACGCCTCCATTCCGGGCGCAGACTTCGTTGCTCGTCAGATTCGCGGCGAGTACGGAATTACGGTGAAGAACGCGAAGGAGAAAGTCGCGATTCTCGAAAACATCTCTACGTCGGTTGCGTAAGTTATGGCGGAAAGGGGCGGTTTCGGCCGCCCTCTTAACGATAAATCAACGGAGGTGTGACGAAAATTGGCGACATATAAAGGCGCGCCCAACTACTCCGTAAGCATTAACGGTAAAAACGTGCGCTTTGACTGGCTCGGAGAGTACACGACGGACGACGCCTCCGAGGTTAAAGTGCTGGACGGACTAGCGCCGCGGTGGATTAAACGTGTTGACCGAAAGACCGAAGAAGCACCGGAGGAGTTAAGAGTTGCGGAAACGCCCGAAAAGGTCGAAAAAGGCCCGGATAGGTCGGAACGCCCGCAACCACGCCGTAAACCCTCCGCAAAATAAGGAGGGAATGGCACATGCTTACGATTTCGGCTGCTGACGAGTATATTACGCTGTATTGTATCGACAACGAGGACTGGTTGGACGGGGACGCCGCGAGAAAACAACGAATAATAAACGTCGCAGAGCGTCACCTAACGCATAAGTACCCGAAGTTGACGATACCGGATAACGCGATATACGAGTTTAGCAACGAGCTTTCGATAGCGTTCAACGATGCGAACAAACTACAGCAGCAGGGGGTTGCGTCATTTTCCCTTACCAGCGTCGCATCTATGACGTTTAAAGATTGGGCGAAATCAGGACTTGACGCATGGATTTCGGACACGGTACTAGACTTGATTTCAGAAGCGAACGACGGCGTATCACTGTCTCGCCGGACGATTCGTTACACGACATTGTGAGGAGGCGGTAACTCATGCCGATGGGCATTTCGTTGCGCCAGTCAGTGACCGTATATCCGCCGGATTCGGACGACCCAAACAACCCCGTTCCCGGCTCCGATCCTTTTACGCTACGGTGTCGGTTTCAGGAGGGCACGGCGGTTGTATCGGATCAGCACGGTCGCGAGGTCGTATCTTCCGCGCAGATTTACCTCGACAAATTTGCGCCCATCGGCCCTGCTCACGAATACGAGTACTTAGATGAGACGGGCGAGTCGCGGAGGTATAGGACAATTACAACGGCGCGGAAGCGATGGATTAACGGTAAAACGGTACTAACGGTGGTGTATGTCAGATGAGTGCAAACGATATTAGCCGCAACTTGGACCGGCTCGTAAACAAGGTGATGACGGCAGCCGAGACAGGCGTACAGGATGCCTGCGACGATCTGTTACGAGTTTCACGTAACATAGCCCCGCTGGACAAAGGCACACTGCGGATGACGTCGTTCTCAGACGTCAAGAAGACGAGGGATACCGTCGAAGGCGAGGTCGTATACAGCGCAGTAGAGTCGGGACCGGGCGGCCGATTCAACTATGCGCTCAGGATGCACGAAATGGGCGAATACAAAAACCCGACGACGCCCGGAACCCGACCGAAATACCTCTCCGGTCCACTACAAGAGCGCGCTAACTTATACGATCAGATGATTAACGACGCGATCAGACGGGAGTTGGGCTAATGTTTACGGTAAACGAGCTGAAAGCTTCCGTTGAGGCCGCCGTACCGTACACGTATTACGTTAATGAGTTCCTGGCTACAGGCGCGGACAATTCGGCATATGTGCGGATTACTGGCGGGTACGCACCTTCGCAGTGGACGCCGCAGCTTCGGCCAACGTTCCAAGTCGTGGTTCGTGCGAAAACGGCGGTTCTTGCGGAGGCGACGGCATTAGCTATTTGGACGGCGTACCACCAACGGCGTTCTTTCAGCATCGGCACTCAGCGCATCGTAGCAACTTTTGCCGATCAGCCTGCGCCTCTCTATCTCGGAGTCGACGACAATAATCGGGCGCTGTACAGTGTTAATTTTACGGCAAGATTAATCAACGGCAAGACTTAACGGGCAGTTATTCGGGACTGCCTATTTGTTTTGTGACAAACGAAAGGGGATACGATAAATGGCAGCAAATGCGGAAAAAATCTCGCTAGGCCCGTGCAGAGTTACTTTTGACTTTGACGGAGCGGCGCCGGTAGTAATGGAGCAGACACAAGGCGGTGTAACGCTGACTTACGAAGAAACCACGCGGGATATTAACATCGACCAACTAGGGTCTACCCCGGCTGACGTAATCATTACGGGACGGACAGCAACGGTGGAAGTCCCGATGGTCGAGCGCGATCTAGAGAAGCTATCGAAGCTCATTCCAGGTGCGACGCTGGTCGTTGACGCGACAGACCCTACGAAAAAGCGCGTGGACATTAAGGCTACGATTGTGCAACGGCTGTTTCCATTCGCCAAGAAACTCAAAATTGAACCGCTGGATAGTTACGCAAAAGCGGACGACATCGTAGTGCTGCACAAAGCAGGGCCGCAGTCCAACCTATCCTACAGCTACACATACGATAACGAGCTAGTTACGAATATCACTTTCCGTGGTTTCCCGGCAGAGGACGGGTTGCTGATTTCTTTTGGCGACCCCGAAGCCGAAGCGTAAACGATAAACAAACGACAAATGGACGGTTCTTTTACGGAGCCGTCCTTTTAAATTTGCGCCTGACTGGAGATGAAAACTGCCGTGAATATATCACGATTATTCGATAAATCCGCCGTTCCTGCGGTGACCATCGGTTCCAAGCCGGTAACGATCCCGAAATTAACGATTGCCAAATGGCAAGAATTATTCGGCGTAATCGAATCACTGCCTCGGCTCGCTCTTACCGTTCTGGCAACGAAACACTCTGACCAATTTGTACCCGCTATCGTCGCGGCGGCTGGTTTGGCGATTGACGAATCCGTCCGCATCGTTGCAGTACTTACGGAGTTGGAGCCGGACTACATCCGCAATGAGGCTACGCCAAATGAGATTATCGAGTTTATCCGGCTGACGGCCGAACGTAACGACTTGGAGCAGACGCTAAAAAACGTCAAAGCCGTTCTCGGCCGGTTCCGAGCGCCAGTCAAGGACGGCAACAGCGAGGGATAACGCTAGACGAGTGGTTAATGTCGGCGGCGATCAGGCTCGGCGTCAGTCAGCGGGCACTCGAAGCGGAGTATTACATGATTGACCTGCCCGAGATATTACGACACAAGACGGCGCAGACGGCGGAGGAACGGCTAATGGCGTTGCAAATCGCGAGCATGAGTCAATCTACGGACAAGGATGCTTACGGGCGATTCGTGGATCACCTCAAGGCTGATTTGAATAACGGCAATAACAATGAGGTGCGCGGTGACCGGCTCGATACCGAAGGGTTAGCGAAACTAAGACAACGCATAGGCAGGAGGTGAGTAGATGTCAACGGATGTAGGCGAAATACGCGCGCGGATGGTTTTGGAGATGACGCAGTTTCGCCGCGAAATCGACGAAGTACGGCGTAATTTACGAGACCTGGAGGAACGAACGGACGGTGCGGGCGACAGCGCGAAGCGCACGGAAGGCAACGTAAGAAACCTGGGGATCGCGTTCGGAGCGCTGACTGCTGCAATGGCGGGGGTTATCGCAAAGTCCGTCGAAGTGGCGGCAACATTCGAGCAATCGATGGCGAAAGTAAAGGCGATTACAGGCGCGACGGCTGACGAATTCAAGCGGCTTCAGGATCAATCGCTCGAACTCGGAGCGACGACTGTATTTACGGCAAGCCAGGCGGCAGATGCTCAGGGATTTTTGGCAATGGCTGGATTTAAAACCAACGAAATCCTTGCCGCTATGCCGGGCGTTCTCAACTTGGCGGCGGCCGGACAAATGGACTTAGCGAGGACTGCCGACATTGCATCGAATATCCTTACGGGATTTCAGCTTTCTGCGGAAGAAACTGGCCGCGTTGTTGACGTATTGGCGCGCACAATGACGAACGCTAATACGAACATTGAACAGCTCGGGTATGCCGCAAAGTACGTCGCTCCTATCGCGGCAACTACCGGCGTATCCATCGAAGACACGGCGGCCGCTATCGCAAAATTGTCCGATGCCGGTATTCAAGGCGAAATGGCCGGTACGCAGCTACGTATGATGCTGTTACGGCTCGTTAAGCCAACGAAGCGCGCGCAGGATATACTCGATCAGTTGGGCGTATCGATTATCGACGAGGGCGGTAATATTCGGGAGTTTACGGACATTATCGGGTCGCTCGAGACGGCGTTCGGCGGGCTTTCCGAAGCGGCACGTACTCAAGCGGCGGCTATTCTGGTTGGCGTCGAATCCACTTCTGGCTTCCTGACGTTGCTCAATACGGGAGCCGACGAGTTGAAGCGGTTCTCGGCCGACTTGGAAAACGCGGGCGGCACGGCGCAGCGAATCGCAGACATTCAGCTCGATACGTTTAACGGCTCCGTAATCGCGATGAAATCTGCGCTAGAAGGCGTGGGCATTACGGTAGGTAACGACTTCATTCCGATCATGCGGTCGGCTGCCGAAGCTGTTACGCGGGCGTTGCTAGGGTTTAACGAGATGGACTCGGGTCTGCGTGTATTTCTCGTAACTTTTCCGCTACTAACGGGCGGAGTCGGGACTTTGATTACGGGAATTTACGGGCTGTATGCGGCACTACAGGCACTGTCTGCTGCCGGGATAATCGCAAAAGCCTCCCTTGGGTGGATTGCCGTAGCAGCGGCAGCGGCGGGAACTCTCGGAGCTGCGTTCATCTCCTACAGAGCCACTGCGTCAGAAGCAGCTAAAGCTCAAGCGGAATTCAACGCGCAGCTTGAAAAAGCCCCATTCGAGCGCACGGCAGAGGACGTAAATAATCTGCGTGACCAAATCGACTCGCTGAACGGCCTGCTCGTAAAACAGGCGGAACTTGTACGGAAGATTGACGAGGCACAGCCGGAGGGGTTTTGGGCGAATACACGGCGAGTCATTGCGGGTAAGTCGAGCGAACTCGTCATGATGGAGCAACAGTTGCGGAACGTAGAACAGCAGTTGAAGGTTACGTTTGACGTGAAAACACCAGAGGATGCAGCCCGCAGAATAGAAGAGTTGAACGGTCAAATCCAAAAGTCAATACCTGCCTTAGCCGACTTGTTGAAAGAGGAACTAAAGGACACCGCTGCTAAACAATCTCAGATCGAACAGACGGAGAAACTGTCCGACAGATACTCGGAGCTGTCCCGTCAAACGACTCTGACCGCCGCAGAAAAATCAGAACTTGCGCGTGTCGTCGGAGAGTTGACTGACAAGTTACCGGGATTAAGTACCGAACTGGACGAAAACGGTCGGCTGATTATTACCAACGAGTCTAGCGTAAGGTCGCTTATCACCGCGGAAAAGGACGCAGTTAATAGTACCGTTGAGAACGCGAAGAAGCGGACGGAAGCTTGGCGGATTGAGACGCAGCAAAAGCTAGATTACGCAAAGACACAATTGAAAGCACTGGCGGCCATCTCGGAGTCTGGAAGCAAAACGTTCTCCGGGCCTGACGATCCTTACGGGCTAATGGGCGATAATCCTACGCTCAAATCGGCGGCACTCTTTATGCGCCAAGTGACTGACGGTACAAAAACCGCCTATGAACGAGAAGTTAGCACGTACACAAACGCGCTCAACGATATTAACGGACTACTAGCAAAGCTGGATAGCGGAGACTGGAGCAGCGATTTCAGCGGGACGGGCGGAGGGCTTGGTGTAGGCGGCGAAGGCGACGTAGACTTTACGCGCTCTCTGCGTAAAGACAAATCCGGCGACAAAAAGGCGAAGAAGGAAAAAACGGCCGAGCAGATAGCACAGGAATCCTATCGTGCATCGCTCCAATATATCGAAAAGAAGCGGCTGCTCAATCAGATGTCGGAACAGCAGGAGCTTGCCGCTCTCGCCACGCTGGCGGATAAACACAAGAAGTACGACGATATTTGGATCGACGCCACGAAGCGCCGTAATCAACTTGCCGACCAAATGGCGGCTGCCGATAAGAAACGCGCCGATGACGAAACCCGCCGCCAAGAAGACGCAACTAAGGCCGCACAAAAGGCTGCCCGCGACAAATTCGACGCATCTGCCGAGTGGATTGACATGGAGACGCGCCGCATGACGGAGAAGGGCGAATCGGAACGTGACATTACGGAAATGCAGCTAGCGGCATGGACGCGGGTCAGGAACCGTTATGAAAAGGACTCCGACTTTTACAAGCGGGCGGATCGCGAAATGTACAACGCCCGAATGAGTCTCCGTAAGCAAGACGAGCAAGCAGCGAAGGAAGCTGCACAGAATGCCGAGAAGTCAACGAAAGAGCTTACGAAATCTGTCATCGACTCTATCGACAAACAGCGGAAGGCCGAACTAGAAGGGCTAGAAGTCCGTAAGAAGGCGACAAAAGATCATTACGACGATCTTTTACGCATCGTTGACGAGTACGAACGTGGCCGCGACCGAAAGAAAATCGAAGAAGAAGCGGAGAAATACCGGTTTGCTACCTCGGAAAAAGGTCGGAAACGGTACGAGGAGTTACAGGAACAGCTCCGTAAGATGGACGTCGAGGACAATAAGAAGGCGCTGGCAGCCGAGCGGGACGATAAACTCGCGGCGCTCGATCGTCAGAAGGCGGATATTGACTCGTGGTACAGCGACCTCAAGGCGACGATAGAAGACTTCAACGGCGATTTCATTTCGATCTATCAGACGACCGAAGACGAGAGGTTCGCCGCATTTGTCGAAACTAACGCCAAAATCAAAGCGGAAATGGAGCGATTCAAATCGGAAATGGCCTCGATTACGGCGGCCGCGGCCCCGGCAATCGACCCGTATCAGCAATCGCTCGTCTACCAAATGCAAGCGAATAGCAACGCTTGGAAATCGGCAGACGCGGCGGGCAAGCAACGGCTGGCGGCGGAGAATCAGCGGTTAGGTACACAGGTCGGAGCCACGTACAACAGCGGCGAGGGACGGTGGTATAAGGACAGCGTGCCGCTGTATCATACCGGAGGCATTGCGGGCGAACAGCCGTTTTCTGTCGGTCAAATGCTCATGCCGGACGAACTGACGGCGATCCTACGGCGGGGCGAGGTTGTGTTAACTCCAGAGCAGATTACGCAGCTTGTCGGAGGTCGTGCGGCTGCGGCGGGTACCGTCCATATCGAAACACTTGTAGGTATGCAGGTTAATGAGCCTACGATTGAGGATAACGTTGATCTTAACGCTTATGGACGCAACGCAGGCGAGGCTACGGCGGAGATGCTTCGCCGGGCAATAATCGGAGGAGGTGGCGGTGTTAGGTGATCGGATACGGGTTTACATACCGTGGAAAGCATAGCAGCACGCTCGGCGTCAACCTGCTCAACTATACCGCCAACTCCCCGGAGCTGCGGGAGTACGAGGATGAGGTTGACGGGTTGCCTGGCGTTATTGATTACGGAACTGAATACGGAAAGAGAGCAATTGACGTAACCGTAGACATTGACGTAACCAGCGATCAATTCAAGGTACGACAAAGCCAAATATACCAATGGCTCAAGCCTACGCAGGCGGCCGGGATACTCGTTTTTGACGACGTTCCCGACCGCTTTTATTTTGCCAAGTTGACGGGGCAGCTTCGGCCGGAACAGATCGGACAGTACGGACAATTTACGCTCACTTTCAAGTGTTCCGATCCGTTCGCCTACGGACCCGAGCGGATTGAGGAGTATGTAATCACAAGTCGGCCAAGTTCTCGGTTGCTTACTTCGGACGGCACCGAGCCGACGCCGCCGGAAATCATCCTCGTAAACACCGGGACGACGACAGTCCCGAAGATTGTCCTAACTAACGAATATCGCCTAGAAGGAGGCTAACGCATGATAAGCAATTGGCTCGCACAGCAGCTATTAAACGCAACATTACGAGGGATCGCATTTACCGCGCCAACAACCGTGTACCTCGCCTTATACACGTCCAACCCGACAAAGGCCGATACAGGCACGGAAGTAAGCGGTGGAGGTTACGCAAGGCAGGCCGTAACTATGTCGGCACCTACGGTAATTGACGGCAGCTACACGGTGCGCAACTCGGCAGATGTGCCGTTCCCAGTCGCTACAGCCAATTGGGGCACGGTGTCGTATTTCGGGATTCGGACGGCGGCGACGGGCGGAAACTTGATGTATTTCGCGCCGCTTGAAAATCCGCGCAGCATTCAGTTAGATGACCGTTTTATCATCGCGCAGAACAAAGCGCTCGTCCGATTCATCCAACCATAAGGAGGCCGTAATCAGTGGAACTTAAACCGATGTATAAAGCCGTTGCTAACTCGTCGCCTACAGAGTTGTCAGCGGCTATTAACGATTCAGTCACTACGATTCCGCTGCTGACCGTGGCGGCTAGTACCATACCGGATGCGCCCGGCTTGATTACGATCGGCACAGACAGTAACGCGGAGACGATTCAATACACGGGCAAATCCGGTAATACGTTGACAGGATGCACGCGGGGGTTCGGCGGGACGACTGCGCGGAGCTGGCCAGTTAGCACGAAGGTAGCGCGGTACTATACGGCTGCTGATCATAACAACATGGTCGATAATATTACGGCGCTGGCGGAAGCGACCGAAGAAGCCGCCACCCTCACCACGCAGCTCCAGCGAGGGGTTAACAAGATCGAAACAGATCAAGCGAGCCTATTGGATGGGTATGTGTACGGGCGGACGGATCTTAACCTGCTCGGCAAAGATGGAGGCTGTGAAAGCTTAACACCGTTTCAGGCCGATGCAAGTGTATCGGTGTCAACGGCTCAGAAGCGGAGTGGAACAAGCTCGATAAAGGTTGTCGCCTCAAATTCCCATGCACTTGCCTATAAAGACTACAACTATAAGCTTGATCCAACGAAATGTTATCTAGTTGGGGCGTGGCTGTATGTTGAGTCCTATACAAGCGGGGGATTTACTATAAGGTTATTTGATTCAGGAGGGGCAGCTTTAAGGTACGCAACAAGTCCGGCCGGGTCTGGGCTGGTCGTCGGGGCGTGGAATTTTGTCCACGTGAAAATACCGACATCCAATACTATTACGTCTAACGGTTTCAGGATGTATATTGGCACAACAGGCGAGTCAACTGGGGTTATTTATTTCGATGAAATCCGTATCTACGAAATCAGCGCGTCAGAAGCAGCAGCCATCGGCACAACGCTGACTGGCGAAGCAATCGACGCAGCTTATCCGTATGTCGACGGTATGCAATCGCTACGGGGCGCACTGCTGGAGCATCCGGGGCGTAACCTTGTACCGCCATTCGGGCGCTGGTCGCTACATGCCAATGCTGCTGCAACGTCAGCATATGAGATGACGCTAAATGCTACGGCAGCAAACCAAGCAAGCACTGTCGAAATAACCGTGCCGCCAAGCAGCCAGATAACCGTTAAAGCTGAGTTATCGGGAGTGGGGCGGATTAACTACGATTCGATTAACGCTGCGGGCACGGTAACTTATTTGGGCAATCTCACGCTAGTTGGCGTAAGCTCCAAAACGTTCACTACTCCCGCTGATTGCGTCAAAGTGCGGATAACGTTTTATAGCACTTCGGCAGGAGCAGCAGACATTAAGGAGCCTTTGATCATATTGGGCGGTCTCTCCGATCTTCCACCGTCATTCGTGCCGCGAGAGGATCAGCGGATTACCATTGACGAAACCTTGCGAAGCCTGCCGTCAGGTGTACGGGATGAGGTGCGATTGGCTACGCAGGAGGTTACGCGGCTGGTAGGGAGCATTGAGCTTACTGGTGCGCTACCTGCCGTATTTTCGTATTCGGCATCTGGACACAAGGGCATTGCCATCCCCAAAACTAACATTGGCGATTACGTGGAGGGAACCGGAGTGGGTATCCGGTATGGTGGGGTAACGCTACGAAATTCGACGGAGGCTTTTCTGTCTCCGACAATTGGAGATGCATTCTATTTCCGTAGTTCGATTTCCAATCTGTATCTATCAATCCCTAATAGCATAAGCGGATGGATAGACAGTATTAACCCCACACCTAACGCCATCAAGGCGCTGCTCAATGGCTGGAGGGCGCGTAACAGTAACGGTACGACCTATACGGGGTGGATTTCCAATCTCGATGGCTCAGAGCCAGCCACGCAAAGCGAAGCCTACGTTGCCGCCAACAAAGCGCCCGGCTGGGTAAGCTACGGCACGCTGCAATACCAGCTCGCTAAGCCTGTCATAGAGCCTGCGAGGATCGAGGGCGTGATTAACCTGCATCCGGGGGTTAATGCGCTGACGATGCAAGAGGGGGCGGTGCTGCGGGAGAAGGCTAATCCATCTTATTATGTATCAGATGGGCGCTATTACATCAATGGAGCCAACGTCAGCACCAAATTGTCTTTGCGCGTGGATCGGATACTCGCTGTGTACAAGGATGGAGGTATTGACGTGAAGTGGCAACTTAACAATCATACCGTCAATATACCTACCTATGGTAATCAATCAGCAAGCATAACGTCAGTAGACCGTGATCCTAACGCCGATTACTACGTCACCTACATCGCCCTAGACCGATACACCTATTCAGCGGGCATCAACGCTGCTACAGTCAGTTACGCGGGCAATATAGGCTCTGCGGTATCTGCCAATACGCAGCAGATTGCGAGGTTGACGGGGCGTGCGGACGTAATCAACCGTAATCAGACGGAGGACGGGGCGCATATCGATAACTTGCGGTTGGATCTAGATGACCTGCGAGATGACCAATTGGGATTAGTGTTAGGGTTGGGAGCGTTGGAGACAACTAGCGCTAACCGTAACGGCTATGGGACAACGGCAGGCACCAGTACGGCCTATACGTTGACACTAAGCCCAGTGCCTACGCTCGCGGGTGGGCTGCGCGTAACAGCCAAAATGCATGTCGCGAATGGAGCTAATCCGACGATCAATGTCAACGGATTAGGTGCTAAGCCGATCCTCAAGCCATCCGGTGTTGCTCCGGCTGCTGGATTGCTCAAAGCAGGTTCCGTTTACACGCTCGTCTACGATGGCTCAAATTTTTTCTTGCAGGGTGAAGGGGGTGAGTACGGAGACGCCGTTGCGGCAGACGTCCTGTCCGGCAAGACAATCGGCACAGAGACGGGGCTAGTGACAGGCACGATGCCTAACCGGGGGGCAGGCGGTACGGTAACACCCGGCACATCGGCACAGACTAAGGCCGCGGGCTATTATAGCAGCCCGATTACAATAGTTGGTGACGCTAATCTTGTTCCCGCAAACATACTAACGGGCAAAAAGATATTCGACGTTCCAGGCGCGGCTAAGCGGGTAGTCGAGGGGACGACTTACTGGGTAGACACATCCAATTCGAGCAGCATAACGGTTACGGGGTTAGGCTTCAAGCCGCGGAAAATAAACATCTTGTATTTTTACAGTTCCTTTACGTACTTTTCGACCTACACCGATGAGAGCCAAAGATACTTTATTGCAGCTATAGCTACGTCTACCTCATCATTTTTGAAGGACACAGGGATTATCTGGTCTGTTACCAATGACGGCTTTGTAATGACGGTCGACTTTCCGCGAGGCATTCCAACTGTGCCGGTTTATTGGACAGCGATTGAGTAGATATATAGGCTCCTAACGGGGCCTTTTTATTATGGGGAGGTGACGCCTAATGCTCGGAGCATTTGACCGCTTACCCTTCGACCGCGCCCCCGACCTTACAACGAGCATCTATGGAGGCGGTACGGTATCCGTGCAAACGGACGTATCAGGCAGTTTCCTTCGGCAGATCAGCGGAGGCGGTAAGGTTGAGGTAGGCGTACAGGCATTTGCGGAGTTCCTTCGGCAGATTGTCGGTGGCGGTATGGTATCGGTACAGACGGAAGCCGCGGCGTCGTTCCTGCGCGAAATCAAGGGCGGCGGGAGCGTGTCCGTTAATGTCGAGGTGTGGGGCGATGCGTACCGTAATCACGTCGATAGGATCGAGTTGACCGGACCATTCGCGCCGGGGGATAGGATTGTGATTGATACGGCGAAGCTGCGCGCGACAAAGAACGGCGTATTCCTCAATTACGACGGCGACTTTCCGATGTTCTACCCCGGCCCGAACGAAATAACGTACACAGATACGGCTACTGGCCGGACTTGGGCGGTAAGAGTTACGTACCGTGACCGCTACATTTAATATAAACGGAAGGAGGCCGCGGGCTTGACAATATCCCCTTGGCGTTCCCGGCTTGAGCTGCATACCGCGGCTGGCCGGGCTGTTTTGGCTGCGGCAAAGGACGTAATGGTGACGGAAGTCCTTAACGGGGAGTATTACGTTACCTTTACGTACCCCAAGCAGCCCGACGACTTGGAGCGTTACGAGGCGCTACTCGAAGATAACGAAGTTCGATTTCCCGCCGCGGTCGAACGGGGCCAGCACTTCACCATTCGCAAAGTTGACGAGTTTCGGCGCGGGCTGCAGATATACAAGTCGGTCGAGGCGCATCATGTCGCGTACAACCTCAGCAAGTATTTTTACGACGACTATATCGACTTTGCGGCCGCGCAGCCGTTGGAGTCGATGCTGTCTCGGTTAGGTGCGGGCACACCGTACTCGTTCGTCATTGAAGGCTCCTTCGCCCCACAGGACATTTTCGAGTGGGGCGAGGATACCCGCGTAAACCTGCTGCAAAAGCTGCGGGATATTTACGGCGCGGAACTATCATTCGATAACTACGAGATTACGCTCACCTCGCGCAAGGGCGGCAACTATGGCTCCGAAGTCCGATACCGGAAGAACTCGGCGGGCATTCAGCGGACGTCGCATTCAATGGAGCGGATCACCCGGCTCTACGGGTACGGAACAAACGGGCTGACCATTGAAGGTCTGCCGGGGCGCTCCGTAAAGTACATCGATAGTCAGTATTTCGATCCGGCCAATCCTTACGAGGGCAAGATTGAGTTCCCGGAAATAGACGACCAATCGCGCCTGCTTGCCGAAATGCAGAAGCACCTAGCAACCGTCGAGCTGCCGAAAGTGTCCTACGAAATTGAGTTCGTCCAGCTCGAAAAAGCGGATAAGGATTTCGAGGCCGAGCGTATTCGGGGCGTAGGCGATACGGTGACAGTTACGGACGAACCAATGGGTTACAAGTTCGATGCTCGCGTACATCAATTCGTCCGGTATCCGTTTGAGCCGAGGCGGGCGCGCGTGACTTTATCAAATTTCCGCGAACTAACGACGGTCGACTATATCTTCCGAGCGACGGTCGGCAGCCGTAAGGCTATCGAGTACACGAGCCGGAACGCCGTAATCAAGGGGATCAAGTATGACGATTCCATTACGATAGCTGACGGTTTCGGGATTACGGTGTCCGACGACTTCAACCGCAAAAGGGTAATGCTCGGGCAGTATGAGCCGGGCAAATACGGGTTGATCGTACTGAACAAGGCAGGCGGGCGGACGATCGGACTAGACGACGATGGGAATGCGCTCTTTTCCGGTACATTGGTCGCGGCGGCTGGTACGTTTACGGGTACGGTGCAGGCGGGCAATATCGTAAGCTCGTCGATCAATGGCGGCTCGATTACGGGGACGATGATGTCTGCGAGTAGTATTTTCGGTGGAATGATTACGGGTACTGAGATGACCGGAGGACTGATTCAGACGCGGGCGGCCGGGCTTTATCCGCGGATCGAGTTAAATTCCAGCGGCAACCTACTTACGGCTTCGTCCAGCGCGGGTAATTCGTTTGCTATTAGCCCAAATCGTGACGGAGTTCCAAGTTTGTATTTTACGAGCGGAGGGACTATATCAGCGTACATGCAGTATTTGGCCGGATACGGGTTGATGTTAAATGCTTTTGGGGGATTCGTCAGTATAACCCCATCTCGTCAACTCTACTTATCCCCCGGCTCCGGGTATTCCGTTTATGTCCCGTCCTGGTCTCGGCTAGTCGAGGAACTAACCGGGAGGACGTTGCAACAGGAATTAGACGGGCTCCAGACTGCTTGGGCTTTACAGGCTTCACAGATCACGAACCTGCAACAAAGAGTAGCAGTCCTCGAATCCTAATGGTATAATTTGCGTAAATATACCAGAACGGAAAAGGAGTGTGTTACGTATGAAGAAATTTGTAGTCGGGATCATTGTCGGCGTGGCGCTTACAGTGTCGGTCACAGCAGCGGCCGATTCCGTAAGCCTACTCGGAAAGAAAATAACGAGCGAGACGGAAGTATACTTGGACGGGAAACTGTTCGACACTGCACCGGTCGTTGACGGAACCAGCTTGGCACCATTGCGGAAGGCTTACGAGACGGCCGGATACAAGGTTACGTACAAGGAACGTAAAGTATACTTGGAGTCTCCAGAAAAGGGGGTCGAATCTGTGACGGGAACAATCCCAGCGCCGACACCAGTACAAGTCGAAACTCCTGACGTGGTTGATCCGAAGTTTATCGAAATGCAAATAGGTAAAACCGCAGTTGAGATTCAGACACAGCGCATTATATCTAATCCGGAAAACGGATTCTCGAAGGAAGAACAAGAAGATGCGAAGAAAAAAATTCCCGAGCTTGAAACGAAACTGAAAGAGCTTAAAGAAAAGCTTGCGGAAGTAGAAGCCACTCAATAACCGCAACCTAACTTCACATTACGTCCAAGGATCGTCTGCAATCGTAGGCGGTCCTTTTTGCGTTCCCACAAATATACCGGAGGTATCACGTATGGCACAAATCACGCACAAGATCGAATTTCTCGTTAACGCAGCGGAGCCAATCCCCGAAATTGCGTCCGTAATATCAACGCTCTTGCAAATGCATCCCGGACGCGAGGCCGAAATCCTGTCCGCAGTTAAAGCGGAAGTTGCGGCGGCGTTGCTGTCGTATCAAGAATCGGAAAAATCCGAAAAGGGCGAGGTGACCGAATAATGAACTTGCTTACGATTAACCCAACGACGGCGACGGCAGCAGGTGGACTAGGCGCGATTATCGGGTTTGCATTCGGCGGATGGTCGGAGGCGCTGACGTTTTTACTAATCGCGATGGTTGCGGACATTATTTCCGGCGTAACGGCGTCCATAAAAGAGGGTCGCGGCCTTAACTCGGCTGTGGCTTCGGTCGGGTTCGCCAAGAAAGGGCTGGCGTTCCTTGTAATCATCCTCGCGCACCGAATCGACGTACTACTCGAATTGGACGCGGTTGTCATTACGGCAGCCACGTATTTCTATCTGGCAAATGAACTCGTCAGTTTCACGGAAAACATCGGGCGAGCTGGCGTGTCGCTACCGGATAAGATGGTCGATGTAATCGAGGTATTGAAGCGTAAAGGCGACATTAGCGACCGGAAAGGGGACGATAAGCAATGAAAATAGCAATCGACGCAGGGCACGGCCCTAACACGGCGGGCAAACGGTGCCCCGACGACAGTATGCGGGAATTCTCGTTCAACGCGGCCGTTGCTCGTTATTTACGGGACGGCCTGGCTGAATACGGAGGTGTTTCCGTTTTGTTCTCGCATGCCGATGACGGGAGCCGCGACGTACCGTTAGCGGAGCGTGTCCGAGCGGCTAACGAATGGGCTGCGGATATTTTCGTATCGATCCATGCAAACGCCGCCGGAAACGGTTGGAACGATGCTAACGGAATTGAGACGTTCGCAGCCGTCAACGCCTCGGCCGCTTCCGTCAAGCTAGCCGATGCGATTCAGCGCCGGTTGATTACGGAGACTGGCCGCCGGGATCGCGGCGTGAAGCGATCGGATTTCTACGTAATCAAAAATACCGCCATGCCTGCGGTGCTGGTAGAAGCCGGATTTATGACGAACCGCGCGGAGGCCGAGCTGTTGAAATCGGACAACTACCGAAAGAAGGTCGCGGCGGCTATCGCGGCAGCAATTGCGGATGTATACGGACTGAAACGGAAAGAGCAGAAGGGGGCGGAAAGTGTGTCGTCAACAAGAACGGAAGCTAACATAAAAGTAAACGGCCGGGCGTTGGCTGAGAAAGGTTACGTTGAGAAGGGCGTCACACACGTTCCCGTTCGCGCCGTTGCCGAAGCGTTGGGCGCGCGGGTTACGTGGGACGGCGTGACGAATACGGTTGATATTACGAAATAA